TTACACTAGCGGGGAACAAAACCTTGCACATTTGCAGCCGTTCTAAGCTAAACGCATCCGGAAAGTTCTATTCTTCCAAATCCTTTCGGGAGTTATTTATCGAGGCTCATACTGGTCGTATCAAAAATGAAGACGAATCACTGGAATCTTTTATCCAAGAAGAATCTCAAAAATGGGATCAGCCTGATCCGGAAAAGAAGGAAATCGCGTATGGATATAGCTTTTTGGTTCAGCACAAGGAACATCGTATTGTTAAAATCATTTCCGAGAATCGTGCCATTTTGATTCATAAAACGATTGTCTACGAAGACGGAACGGTTCAATTCGAAGAAAATCTTCGCTCCATTCCCATCGGTGGAGCGGACGAGAAGATAACGTATGTCCATACATGGATTCAAACTACGCTAGAAGAACAGACATGGGAATTTCAGGGTATAGCCTTAAAGGACAAGGAGGGAAATCGTTGGAGGTTTCGGTCGAATGCATATTCTATGGTCAAGAACCTTCGTGGTAATGCGGCGTATTTACTGGAGCGATTTGTTCCTTTGTATCAACGTAATATTGTTCCATACTACATTTCGTATTATCCCGAAGATAAGGATACAATGGAATTTTATACCGTATTTTTGAATCATATGGTCCAATATCTACATGGGCTCTACATGGATGTTCATGTACAACGTACAACCCACATTCAGCAAATCGATCGAATGTATCATCCTCACTTGTACGCCCTTCATGGAATTTATTTGTCTCGTAAGAAGCCCATGACCGTGAACGATGTATATGATTATATTCGATTGCAGCCTTGGCAGCGAATTGCATTTCTCCTTCGAAATAATCAAGACGCTTATACAAAACAACTATTGGATTTGGTCGATGCATCTTCAGCTTAGAACTCGTTTATAACTTCGTTTAAAACTCGTTTATAACTGGCTTAAATACGAGCTCCGCCATACTAGATAATGAACATTGGAATCATTGGAAACGGATACGTTGGTAAAGCAACCCAACAATTTAGTGGATGGAATCTTCGTACCTTAGTGTATGACATTCGCCCTGAAGGTTGCATTCCTCTTGGAACCACGCTTTCTGATATGAGCAAATGCGAAGTGATTTTTGTGTGCGTTCCCACTCCAATGGAATCCTCTGGAAAATGCCACCTCTCTCTTGTCGAATCGGTAGTGCAAGACCTGCAGAAAATTATCGATTCTTCCAAAACATTTATTGTGGTTCGTTCGACGGTTCCTCCTGGAACATGCGATCGCCTAGGTTGTTATTTCATGCCCGAATTTCTGACCGAAAAGAATTACATTCAAGATGTGATCGATTGTAAACATTGGATCGTGGGTTCATTATCGAACGAGCACGAAGAGCGATTCAAACATACCATCCAAAAAATGTTTCACTACGCGGTAGAAGAAGATCTTATCAAATCAAGCCATGTCGTTTTTCGAACAAACAAGGAGGCAGAAATGATCAAGTATTTTCGGAATTGTTATTTGTCTACGAAGGTATCCTTTTGCAATGAAATGGAGGAATTCTGTCGAGTACAGGGAATCGAGTATGAAGCGGTTCGTCATGCAGCGACGCTAGATGATCGCATCGGTTCATCGCACAGCTTTGTTCCAGGTCACGATGGAAAGAGGGGGTATGGTGGAACTTGCTTTCCAAAGGATACCAATTCTCTCCTTTATGAAATGAAGCAGGTAGGAATGACATCCTATGTTCTACAATCGGTCGTGGATCGGAATGAGAAGGTCGATCGAAATGAGAAGGATTGGAAGGAAAATAAGGGTCGAGCGGTTGTATAATGTTTCATATTTTTCTAGTTATGTTATGAAATCTGGTATGATCTCATAAAAGAACTTAAGAATCGATCCCTTCTACCCTATTAGAAATGACATCCTACGCCATCGGAATTGATTTGGGAACAACTACCAGCTGTGTGGCTGTTTACCAAAATGATCGCGTCGAAGTGATTGCAAACGAACATGGAAATCGCACGACTCCCTCCTATGTCGCCTTTACTGACACCGAGCGTCTCATTGGAGATGCCGCCAAGAATCAGATTTCATCCAATCCAAATAACACCGTGTTTGACGCCAAGCGTCTCATTGGCCGTAAATTCGACGATCAAGTGGTTCAAAAGGATCGTGCTCTGTGGCCATTCACTGTTGCGGCGGGTTCTGATAACAAGCCACGAATTGGTGTAGAGTTCAAGGGCGAGCAAAAGTCGTACCTCCCTGAAGAGATTTCCGCGATGGTTCTTACCAAGATGAAGCAGACGGCGGAGGCCTATCTGGGCTCAGAGGTGAAGGATGCGGTCATTACCGTTCCCGCCTATTTTAATGATTCTCAGCGTCAGGCGACAAAGGACGCAGGTACCATTGCGGGTCTGAATGTTCTTCGCATCATCAATGAGCCAACTGCCGCGGCTCTGGCGTATGGTCTGGATAAGAAAAAGACGGGCGAACAAAATATTATTGTCTTCGACTGTGGTGGTAAAGAAATTACTTGTTGTTAAGTACTGCCACCTGAGGTGAAAACCCTCCCTGTTATGATATAACAGTAATCTGGTGAATTGACGGGAAACCCCTAAAGCTTTTTCTACTAACTTATCCTGGCAACAGAGATAAGGGCACAACATAATGAACTGTGGTATAGTAAAAAAGAAAAAGATTGGCGAATGGGCAATCCGCAGCCAAGGGTCCTGGAAACAGGATCAAGGTTCAGAGACTAGATGTAGTAATCTTAGCACAATCGTTATTGTGAAAGATAAACCATCCACGAGTGCCAGAGTTTTCTTTAAAGAGAAAATAAGATATAGTCCGACCTCCTATGAGAGTAGGAGAAACATGGGATAAAGAGCCTATGTGATAACAATGTGGGTACACATGATGTAAGTTTGATCACCATCGACGATGGTGTATTTGAAGTGAAAGCTACGGCAGGCGATACGCATCTCGGTAAACAATCAATGGTTTCGTGTTGTTAAACCACTGCCGAGAATAAAGAACTTTAATTGCGGGAAACCCCTAAAGTTGTAATATTAATATAAACAAAGTTATCTATTGACTATATATGGAATCAAAAGAGTGTGAGTGTTGTAAAAAGACATTACCATGCACAATGTATGAGTATTCTGGTATTGGAAAAGACAATAAAAAATATTATAGAAAAAAATGTAAATCATGCCGACTAGTTGAAAAAAATGTTCTAATCGAAAAGAAAAAAAGAAAGGAAAAGGAAATAATAACTACAAAACAATGTATTGATTGTAATATTACAAAAGACTGTACTGAATTTTCTCATCGATCTGTATCCGCAGATGGATTTCATCCATGTTGTAAAATGTGCTATAATAAAAAAAGATGGCGTAATAAAGATAAGGCAACATGTGTATCAACAATTGAAGAGAAATTATGTATTAGTTGTAATGTGATTAAAAATATATCATTGTTTAAACCAAACAAAAAATCAAAAGATGGTTATTATCATACCTGCAATGATTGTTGGAAGCCACGCGAATGGAATTCCGAAAAGCAGAAAATATCTGGAAGAAAATATGTTGAAACTCATCGCGAAAAAGTTAGAGAAAAATATAAAAGACAAGGTCTTAATATTAATCGACGAATTCGCCATAGTTTAAATTGTAGAATCTCTCAGTTATTGAAGCAAGAATCATTGTCTAAAAATAATAGAACATTACAATATATTGGCTGCGATTTTCATTTTTTGAAGAAATGGTTTGAATTTCAATTTCAAGAAAACATGAATTGGGATAATTATGGTAAATGGGAGATTGATCATATTGTTCCATGTAGTTCATTTAACTTGCAAAATATAGATGAACAATATACATGTTTCAAATGGTCTAATTTAAGTCCATGTTGGAAAATTGATAATATCAAAAAAGGAGATAAAATAATTGATTCCATTATACAAACACATAAAATTAAAATAGATAATTTTATTTCTATTAATCCACTACCAACTCAATCTGGTAACAGTGTTGAGGGAACAGAGTAATCATCTGTTGTACGGTAAAAAGGTGGCAAATGACAGTGCACGCGGGTGCACAAGAAATGGGCAATCCGCAGCCAAGGGTCCTGGAAACAGGATCAAGGTTCAACGACTACTCCAAGTATCCTGTCGTATTTATACTATGGAAAAAGGGGCACGAATGGGTTCCAAGGGATTTATCCTTTGAAGATATAGTCTGAACTTATGGGAAACCATAAGAAGTATGGATAAAGAGCCATACGATAACAAATTTGGGTGAAGATATTGATTGTATCATGGTGGACTGGTGTGTCCAGGAATTTGAAAAGAAAAACAAGGGAACATCCCTAAAAGAAAATACGCGTGCCCTGCGTCGTCTGCGAACCGCATGCGAGCGTGCCAAGCGATCTCTGAGTAGCTCCACTCAAGCGACCATTGAAGTGGATGGCCTCGCCAACGGTCTGGATCTGAATCTGGTGATTACTCGTGCACGTTTTGAGTCGACTTGCGATGCGATCTTTCGTCGCACCATTGCACCTTTGGAGCAGGTTCTGCGTGATGCCGATATGTCCAAGACGGACATTCATGAGATTGTCATGGTGGGTGGCTCGACACGCATTCCCAAGATCCGCGAGCTCGTCAGCAACTTTTTCAATGGCAAGAAGCTGAATGATTCGGTGCATCCCGATGAGGCCGTTGCGTATGGTGCGGCAGTACAGGCACACATTTTGACCGCCGGCAAGCATACCACCGATCGCACTTCGGATCTGATTCTTCTGGATGTTGCTCCTCTGTCTCTCGGTCTGGAGACCGCTGGTGGTGTTATGACTCCGTTGATTAAACGCAATACGACGGTCCCTTGCAAGAAATCACAGACGTTCTCGACCTATGCCGACAACCAGCCAGGTGTGTTGATTCAGGTGTACGAGGGTGAGCGTCAGTTCACTCGTGATTGCAATCGTCTCGGTGATTTCAAGTTGGAGGGTATTCCTCCAATGCCACGCGGTGTTCCTCAGATTGAAGTATCATTTGATGTGGATGCAAACGGTATTCTGAATGTGACGGCTGCTGAGAAGTCGACGGGCAAATCGAACAAAATCACCATTACCAATGACAAGGGTCGTTTGAGCAAGGAGGACATTGAGCGTCTGGTCCAGGAGGCCGAGAAGCATGCCGCGGAGGACAAGGTTCGTATGGAGCGTGTCGACGCCAAGAATCAGTTGGAGGCGTATCTCTACAATACTCGCAACGCGGTTCGCGAGGATAAGGTGAAGGAGACCCTTGGTGCCGAAACCGTTAAGGAGGTGGAGGGCTGGGTTCAGGAGGGCATTGATTGGCTCGATGCCCATCCCGAAGAGGAGAAGGAGGCCTACATGGAGAAGCAGAAGGCGTATGAGGAGAAGATTCGTCCGATCATGACGAAGATGTATGAGAATGCTGGATCACCAGGGTCAGGTGCAGCAGAAGGTGTTCACATGGGTCCAGGTGTCAATGTCAGCCCTGGAGTTCATACGAGCTCAAAGGGTCCAACTGTAGAGGAGGTGGACTAATAATGGGAGGCAGTCATCGCTTAGAAACTATTTTGTGGAATCTCAGTTTCATAAACAAGTTTAAAATCGAGACGTGTAGTAATTCGTAATGAGCACAAATTCGGGCTCGTCGGAGTACCAGCGTCTTTATACTCTCCTGTCCAGTCTGTCGTCGAAGACGAGGGTGGGACCCGAACCTCCCATTGTTCCTATGATATCCATCTTTGAAGACAATAAACGTAGCAATCGGTCCAATAAGACGGCTCGCCATAAGAGGAATAACGATGACTATAAGGAACCTCCAAAGGACGTACCGGCTCCACTTCCAGCAGTAAAAGAAGAAATCAAAGAAGACCCCCCTAAGAGGAAAAAACCCATCATTGGAGATATTGATGATCTGATGGATAACCCAATGGATGCCAAAAAGAGGGCGAAAGCGTTCGAATGTTCAGGATGTTTCAAGCGGTATCGTACCAAGGCAGATCTTGAGACACACTATGGAATGACAGAGATGTGCAAAAGATGGATGGCACTTCCCAATCATGAAGAATATGGAACACCTGCACTTCCTATCCATATGTTCCTGGATAAACTTCTTACACAATCTATAACAGGAGATAAACCCCTACAGTGTCGTTTTTGCAAGACAACCTTTGTGAATCGAGGAAATCATCATAAACATTTCTATAATGCATACGTTTGCAACCGATTAGCGTTTGCAGAGTGTAAACAACTTCTACAGACACTTCAAATAGAGCAACGAAAATGATCTATCTCATCATAACTGCATCTCTTCGGAATCGATATGGATCACAATCCACACAGAGAGAGAAAGAGTACAAAACCGCTATCGAACAAACTTTGAAGCATCTTCCATCAACCATACAGCCGATCATTGTGGAAAATAATGGTATTCGTGAAACATTTCTTGATCATTTTACACATGAAGGTCGAGTCGTTCCGGTGGTCTATACACAACACAATGCCCAGCAATTTCAATCAAAGGGAATAACGGAACGAATGGATCTTTTATCCGTCATCGAGCAACATGGTATTCAACCCAACGACATGATCATTAAATTAACGGGTCGCTACTCCGCCACTTCCTCCTTTTTCTTTGAAGAGGTTCTGAAAGAAGAATCTAATTATGATGCCCTTGTCAAGTTCTATGGATCGTGTAGTTTGAAGTTTGAACGTTTTGATTGTATCTTAGGAATGTATGCGATCCGCTCCAAGTTTTTATTCTGGTGGACCCCCTATTTGATCGAACAACACCCCTCCGCAGAGGTTGCGTTTGCTCGATATGTTCGATTTGGGGTAGACCGTCTCAAAGAAATGGACCGTTTAGATCTTCATTGTGTCTTTGCCGAGGATGGTAGAACCCTGGACGTGTAATTTGCGATCCACTAGAAAACCGAACGAAAGTAGTATGGCGTGGGAAGAACAAAAGGCCCATATCCATAATACGTGGAAATCCTATTGGTTCGAAACGCATCCACATGAGATTGCGGAATATTCATGGACATATTTGTTTACGGGTGGAAAAGAGATTCGAGCACGTCTCTTCTGTGAGCTATGGAAGTACCTATCTCCGGATCTACCTGTGTGTGGAGAACTTGCTTTCGTAGTCGAATGTATTCATGCAACGAGTCTGGTGATGGATGATAGTCCCTATATGGACAATGCGGATCTACGAAGGGGTAGACCTACACTTCATCGCGTATTTGGACAAAAGAAGGCAGGTCTGATTTGTTATGACCTCATGCACATGGCACGGATGATCTGGATCAAGAACCGACCCGTTCATGTCGAAAAACAAGTATGGTACGATCTCATCAAAACCAAACTACAGCGACTGATGATGGGTCAATGGTATGATATGGAGAAGAAGGGAACGTTAGTGGAGCTTGCGTCTCTCAAAACGGGTGTACTCTTTGAATTGGTTTCAGAGACGGTGGCGGTATGTACCGATCTAGATCCTGGCTTTTGGAGAATCTGGGGGAATCATCTTGGAATCCTCTTCCAGTGGACGGACGATTGGTTAGATCAACAAGAAGATCTTCAACAGGAAAATAGAAATGCTTTCAATGAAGCATATGAAATAACCCATCGATCATATCAGCAAGTATGGAGGAAGATTGAAGAAGGAATCGGCAGGGGATGGTTTGAAAGACCATTTGGAAAATATATGCGTACCTATTTTACAAAAACGATTCCTTTTCTTTCTTTACAACAATCTTCTAACACTTCTCTGTCTAGTATTCTTCTTCCCTATCCAATGGATCTCCCATTTCCAGAAGTGGACCGCTCTCGATTTAAACGAAAAGACATCTTGGACATTGTGAATGGAAAAGATATTCTTATGATTATGTTTATGGTTTCCAAGCATATGAAAGAGGATGATCAAATCAAGACCAATCTCTGGAAAATCGATGAAAATGAGTGGGATACCATTCCGGAAATCGATGAATGGATTGATGAAATAGAAAAACGAACGGGATGGGATGTCCGACCAGATTGTGAATCGATACGTGAACAATTAAAAAAATCATGAACCATAGTAGATGAGTACCGATTCGACAATTAAAGTATTCCTAAAAGATGTTGCAGGTATGTTAACTGAAATTGATATTGCTTCAGATGGAACCGTTCTAAATCTTAAAGAGAAATATAGCGAACTTCATACGGGTATCACGGTGGCACAACAAAAACTTGTTATTACCTCATCGATCGATGGTCAGGTTCCACGCATTGCATTACAAGATCATCTCTCCATCTCTAGCTACAATATTACTTCAGATGGTATTGGCTCTCAGAGTCGCCCCATTTTAGTATTTGTATTTAACCAAATGTAATACAAATAGGTTCGATTGAACATATACATGTTGTATAAACACCGTGCATATATTCAATTCTTCTTTTCTTTATAATAATAATAATAAACGTATTTAAATAATGAATCCATTGTATCCAATCCTCTTAGGAATTAATACAAAAGTATGCGATGATATGCTAGATGGAGTTATTTCAGTATCTCCTGTTATTGCACAAAGTGTACAGTCTGTATTAATTGTGCTTTTTATGTTAACGGCTCAGAATGATTTCTACTTTTCACTTGTCTGTTTTGTTCTTACTCTTTTTAATGTAGGCATCGATCAACCATTCTGGAAATCTTTGATTCCTGTTGCCGCGATCATGACTCTTCTGTATCTTCCAATGATGGGAGATAATGCCATCCTAAAAATTATTCTTACCTTTATCGCACTAGGGGCATTCCTATTAGTAATGTCATTTGAAGATAGATTATTTCCAGAAGAAGTCAGCAAAGAAAAAATAGTATTCCGAGCGATACTTATTCTTGGAATGATTGGGTTTTATTTTACTCCCATCATGGATTGGGTTCCCAGGTTTTCAAAGGAACCCATTCAGAAGAATATACTTATTATGATTTCTTATTTATGCATGAGCGTAGCAACCATGTCCTATCTTTTTTATGGTAATAAGCCCCAAAAGGCAATCAATTAACGACTTCCCACAATCGGTGTTCGGCGACGAACATTAACTTGGATACCGCCTTGATTTTGAACACCCATCAGTTTACGCCACTCGGTACGAAGATTTCGAAAGAGTTCTTGGCATCCCTTTGCCGCTGCAGCAACGGCACCGCGTGCACTTGCCTCCTTTCCATTCTCTACACCCACGCGAAGAACCATCTCATCACGAAGAGGGTGAGGAACCGAATATCCCACATAGGTTATGGTAGGATTTGCGGTTTCAATCAAGTTCTCCACCATCCATGTCTGGAATAGATTTCCAAGGGTATGATCGTGTCCGCGAAAGAGGAAATCGTATCCAATGACACGGGAATCCGCGGTAGAGAGGGAAATATCATCTGGAAGATCACCCTTATCCAAGTTCACATAGCGAAGGCAGATGTTCTCAGCAACCTCGCATGCACGCTCGACAATATAGGAGACGTCCAGTACTCCCACGGATTCTACCGTAAAGTCAAAGCTAAATGGCTCACCCTTAGCATTGAGAAGGAAGCATCGCTTTCTCTGCATCGTATTGAACTCTCGCTGAAGTTCCGCATAGCGATCTGATGCCTTGTCCACATTGACCACCTTCTTCGCAACGGCAAGCCATTGAACAAACATCTCATCAAGACGCTGTGGATCGGTATCAAGAGTGTACTCGTAAGAACACTGCGACACGGGGCAAAACCGAGCATGCTCTCGACCCGTTCCTTTCGTTGCTTTCGCTACGATTTCAATGCTTTGCTGATTGGGTCCGACGCCGGGCTGAAGAGCAGCAATCAGGCAGGTCTGTCCAGTTAGTGGGTTTCGTGGAAAGAATTGTTCCGAGGAGATTTCTTTCTGGTCATCCTCATCCGGTACATTCATTGATTTAATTTTAAAGTCAGCCGAGGTCACGTAGCGGACACGATCTTTATCTCCATCGACTTTCAGTGTAAATTGATATTCGTCGTTGTTCCAGCGTTGCGGATCCTTCACATGGATGGGAAGAAGACCAATCCGGTCAGCCAACATTTCATTGGTCATCGGGGTATCGTTCCGTTTTACGGAAACATCGGTCGTGGATCCAGTCGACGTCATATCCGCACGAAAAGCAACCGTTTCGACACCCGTAAGAATGAGACGACGTAGGGTGTTGGCATACGTTACGTGGCTGTTCACCATCTTGAAGGTGTACGTACGACCGTCGTCGTGCTTTTGGAGTTCAGAAAATTGCATGGGATTCATTCTATCTTATCCTCCGAACTCATCGGCATCAAATTTTACGATTCTGCGTTCAAGCCGATTCCGATTCGTTCGTAGAGAAGAAAAGGATGAGCCGACCTGCCCCCGTTCATATTTGTTTCTATTCAAACCGGTGCGATTGGTCAAAAGTATTTGTCGAAGAAATCTCAAAAACAAATTATGCAGCTGAATTTCGGTTTATTTGCGTGGATCCGGGTCCAAATCGTCCCGCTCTTCCAACCTGGCTCAAACAGACTCCGACACTTGTCATTTCAGGAGAGCCCGAGCCGCGAACGAACAGCGAGGTTATGAATTGGTTGTACGAACGTAAGATGAAGGAGGGAGGTGGTTCAAAGAGCAGTGGTGGCAATGGTGGAGCCGCAGCAGCAGTAGAACCCGAGCCCTACTTGGATTCGGAGATGGGTGGAGGCTACGGAGATAGTTATTCATTTATTGGAGCGGATACTTCTGCACAAGGAAATGGCGGAATGACGATGAAACACAACTTCACCTACTTGGGAGGCGGTGATGCAGTAAGTACCAGAGAGGCATCCAACTTTCAAACCACCAACTCGAATGCCAAGCGTAGCAAGAAGGAAGAAATGCTGGACGCCCAAATGGAACAATATAAAGCAGCACGCGACATCGGAATCCCACAGCGTGTTGCTCGTCAGTAATCTAAAGATATGAATCCCTAGATGCTATAGGAAATGTCTCTTCTGAGTGCATTTAATACACAACTCGTGAATCTTTTTGACGAGTTGTGCTCCACGTTTCCGGAAGATAAGGAAATCAAAATGGCAACCGAGGCGATTAAAGGTGCTAAAAAGATAAATCCACGACTCATTCTTGATCTCTTTGTGGAGCACGTCTACAAAGAATGCTCGACAGCGGTTTATGAACGAAATGCCGTCTTGTTTCGTCAAATTGCACAACGAAAGATTTCAAACCAATTTAATGAAATGATTTCGGCACTTTCGATTTTTGATAAGTATTGGGATACGATGGGTCAGAAAAACCAAGATGTCATCTGGCAATACCTGAAAGTTCTTTGCATCCTATGTGAAAAGGCCACGGCACAATAATAGTGTGGTATATTGTACATGGTTTTTCATAATACCTAAGAAGAAATGGCGGCAGCAAACGAAGAACCATCTGTCTTTCAGTCAAAATACACCGAATTCGTGGAGGATGTTTTGGGTGCCCTTCCCGAATATACGGCACAGATTCAGGCAGCAGCCGCTTTAGATCCGGCCGCCCGCTTGAATCGCTTTCATCAAGAGGTCAAGGTAGCAAATACATTGGGTGGACAGGATGATCATACGAAGAATCCAGGTACGATTTTGCCAGGCGTCGCTGTCGAAGACCATGTATGGACGACACTTTCCGAGAATACTAAGAAGGCGATTTGGGAGCATGTTCGTATCGTTTCGATCTGCTGTTTCATGGAGGCTGGCTTTGGAGACAACGCCAAACCAGAATGGATGGAGGATGCCATGAATGAGATGAAGAAGAAACTGGAGAGTGTTGACTTTGCAGCCATCATTAAAAAGTTTATGATGTTCTTCCAACCAGGTGATGGATCCAATGCGACGTCGGATGAGAAGGGTCCTGATCTGAAGGGAATGTTTGAGAATGGAATCCCCAAGCTCCCTGAACGATTCTTGAAGGGTCATCTTGCCAAGTTGGCCCAAGAGTTGGTCAAGGACATCACCCCAGATGATCTCGGAATCAGTCCCGAAATGTTAAAGGATTGCGAGAAGGATCCATCCCGGGCATTTAACATTCTGATTTCTACCTTTACGAACAATCCTGGAATCATTCAGAAGACCATTGCTAAAATCGGAAAGCGTCTTCAACAGAAGGTACAGTCGGGTGCCATTCGTCCTCAGGAGATTGCTCGCGAAGCAGAGGAGCTCATGAAGGAGTTTGCGGGCAATTCCAGTTTTGTGGACATGATGGGCGGTCTCAAGAGTGCTTTTGGAATGGAGGATATGGACATTGCTCGTGCCGCAGGCAAGGAGGGAAGTGCACGAATGGCCACGGTACGCGATCGTCTGCGAAAGAAACTCGAGAAGAAACAACAGGCGGCAGCAAGCGGAGCAGGCAACAAAAAGAAATAAAGTTGATACGGGATAGGGAATGAGTGATAATAAAGGATGCGAACCCCCCTTTTGGAAGGATCTGTCAGTCCTTTTTAGGGAATTTCGATTACAATATCAACCGACTTGTCATCATTCAAAATGGAATTTTATTACCCGGATCGTTATTTTGTCCCTCTTTTTGGGAATGATCGCCAGCGTGGTAGGTGGTCTATCTGCTCTTGTCGTTGGCGTCCTATTCGGCGGCATAACTGCCTTTGCGATTGTTATGACAACACCTGATCCAGTAGTAATTGTCAAAAAATCACAGGGTGGCCCGACATCTCCATCGGGGACACCAGTTGACCCTTATTATACTCTTCCATATACTGCAACGGTTGATCCAGTGGGAGGCTATCAGGCACCTTTGAGAGAGCATTTCGTAAACGGGGGATCTTCGCAAGGAAGTGTTCAGCCTTTAGAGTCATCCCCTTTGGGACAGGTTGAAGTGGACGCTCATCCTTATTCGGGACCAGCACTACCTGATTATACTCCGCCATCTTCTCGAAACTTGTTCATGAATGTTCTGGTGGATGAGATGAAATATAACCCTCATCGTCCCGAGGCGGCACCGGTTGACCATGCCACCGTCAAGCAAACCATGGATGATTTCTTCCGAGTTCAATGGTTTTCTGATCCAACCGATGTATTCGGAAAGAGCCAGGGACAGAGACAGTTTGTGACACAACCATCTACTACGGTTCCAAATGATCAGGGTTCATTTGCGGACTGGCTGTACAAGATTCCAGGTAAGACCTGTAAGGAGGGAGGACGTGAAGCATGTGCGAGTGGAACGGATGGACATATTCCATGGATGTCGCAAACCATGTAAGTATAGTCTAAGGCAATGAGTTAACGATACGATTTAAAAAAATATTATCGTTAATTAATATATATATATGTCTCTATCCTGGTACTCTATTCAATTGGCTCGAAACGGTTCAACTGTATTTGATGGATTTTTCAGTGTAAATGATACATCCCATATTGTACAAGAATTTTATGATTCAACTAATCCTACGGTCAATATCCGATCTACTGGTAATAGTGGAGGTCCGACCTATCTGTACTACCCAGGATGGCTCTGTTTTGATGGTGGTGGTTGCAATATAACAAGCTTCCCCTATGGATTTGGATCCACAGTGGGAGATTATAACCTGTATGGTAACACAGGATCTAGTAATGGAATCGTAGGTGGTGCTGGTAGTTTTATATATACATTCACTCTTCTTTCTGGTCGCCCTGGAACGAGTTCAGTCGTTTGTTTCAAGGAGGGTTCTATGATTTTAACCGACAGAGGATATCGTGCGATCCAGGATCTTCGTAAGGGTGATTTGGTGGAAACCTATAAGCATGGTCTGAAACCAGTCAACATGATCGGTAAGCGCACGATGTATCATGCATGCACTTCTGAGCGTATCAAGGATCAGCTCTATGTATGTCGTGCCGATCAATATCCTGAACTAAAGGATGACCTGGTCATAACAGGTTGCCATTCGATTTTGGTAGATCGTTTTATCGATCAGGAGCAGCGTTCTGCGGTGACAGAGACACTTGGTAAGATCTATCTTACGGATGAAAAGGCTCGTCTCCCCGCATGTGTTGATAAGCGTGCAGTAGTGTACGAGAAAGCGGGGCTCTATACCATTTATCATATCGCTCTCGACCACGACGATTACTATATGAACTATGGTGTATACGCTAATGGTCTTCTGGTAGAAACCTGCTCCAAACGCTATTTGAAGGAGCTGTCGAATATGGAGCTGATGGAGTAAACTGTTTTAGAGATTAGTGTCTGGAGAGGGTGACATCGAGTTGTCTCGATATTTTTTATAACTCATTCGTGTAGAGATCATGGAGATTAACCGATTAACGCATTCTAGAGATGACCTTTGTGGCATCCAATCGTTTTATTCCCAATCGGTTGGCCCAGGACGTTATATGACTACCAATTTGGTTCCAAAAGCTACCGGCGTGAACCCCGTTGCCTCTGATCAGTTGCTCCTCTACCCCCGTGAAGGATTTGGATTCAACAATGCCGCCATTGATGCCGATTCTGTTCTTCGCAATCAGATTGCCTTTAAGAACAATCGCTGCCAGATTCGCCCACAGGCCCGTCCCTTCCTTACGGTTCCCTTCATGCAGGGAGGAAATCCATCTCGTGATGTCGAGAGTCTCTTGCTTCATTCCGAGCAGGTGCGTATGGGCAAGGAATGCGGTACGGTGTCTGAGCAGTTCTTCTCTCAGCAGTATACCCCTATGATTCCCATTCTAAAGGACAATGTCCAGAATCCAAAGAATCTCATCCCCGAGGTTGCTGCACCTGGATGGATCAATGGAGGAATCCCCTCTCGCTCTTATCTCCGTGATGTAAATTGCTAAGATGTTTGATTTTTTAATATTATAATCATTCGAAAAAACGAATGATTACCATATTTCCTTATATCCATGTAGAAGATGACAGGAAGTCATACAAGGCGAAATGCCTTGAAACATCGACTGCGGCAAATGTCGCATCGAACCCGTCGAAATTTTATCGAGCGGTATCGTGCACATCATCAGGAGAAAAAGAATGCGACACGCCGTGCTGCTCAGGAGAAACAGAATGCTGCCCGTCGTGCTCGTAATGAACGAAATGCAACCCGGCGGGCTTATCTGGAGCAGAAGAGAGATGTTCAAATGATGAAACAACAAGAAAAAGAGCGTCGCATGCAACTCCAAGATCAGAAACGCATAGAAGCACAGCAAAAACGTGCGGAGGCAGAACAGCGGCGAGCAGAGAGACAAGCGATGAAGGAACAACATGAAGAACTTCGTCGTCAACGCCGTGAAGAGCGACGTCTGGAAAAGGAACGAATCGCAGAGGAGAAACGCATAGAAAAGGAGTCAAAGCCGATGTCCTATGAACAGGAAGAAAAACTGGAACGAAATCTCCTTATGAATTCTCTTTCCAAGAAAAATAGACAGAATGCGGTGCAGCAATTGCATCAGTCCATGGCTCAGAAGAGTTTACACCAACGGTCTGTCGCTCAACAGTCTCATTATCAAGATAATCTAGGTGCTCAAGTTATAGTTTAGTCATATCATAGGTGTTCTGGTCTCGAAGTTTTGTAATAAATTCTTTAATTTGTTGAAGATTTTGTTCCAATGAGGCACTCGGTTCCGTGGATAGAGTGAGAACAGGAAGATCGGTTTCCTCAATCCACTTCTTATGTTGACGATCCAGAGCATCCAAATAGTCTAATTGAATTCGGTCCTCTCCCTGGCGATTTCTAATATGAATGCGATCCTTGGATGTCGTGGAACTCGTGGAAAGGTAAACGATTCCGTTTACACGGTGTTGTGTGCTAAAGATATTGAACCAGCTGTCATACAATTCCCACTCCAACGCATCGATGTCGCCAGCATCACGTAGCATTTGTGCAAAGACGTATTTATCGGTCAGAACAGATCGCTCGGTAAGAATAACGTTGAATTCATTCGGATCCAAACGTTCTACCGCGTCTTTAATGTTTTTGAGACGCGTTAGAATGGCGCAGTTCTGAAAAGTATATGCCCAACGCTTTTTGTCTTCATAAAAGAGCTCCAATAGGTTCTTTCCATTAGAATGGATAAGAGATGTCCATTGACCTACCGGTTCATCAACTACGTGAATTTCGGGGAGTGCTCTGCGAATTTCAGAGAGAAGCGTGGATTTTCCTGCACCAATGTTGCCATCGAGGGAGAGAATTAAATGCGGCATGATGTGTCGATTTGATCATCATCTCGGCAGCCTGTCAATTTTCACAAATTAATTTACATCGGTCGAATAGAATGTCCATCTATTTGAGCAATTTATCAGAAGCATACGGTCCACTGCTTTCTTCGCATTGGGAAAAGAGAGAAAATCCACAACATTACGATGAACTACATTCACAAGAAGTACATCCTACACCACATCGTCATATGTTAGGATTGGTAGGAGGAAATGCAGTAAGTGTCATTAAAGGGAATCAGGTAGATTTAGAGTCAGATCTTCGAAGAATCAATATCCCGAATACCTTTTGCCCATCTCGTCAGTATCAGCCACCTCGTGCCTCTGAAAAACAGATTGTTCGAGAAAATACCAAAGTCTCATTGAATATTCATGTAGAGAAACAGCATTTACCGGCTTATCAAATGATGGCTTATCCATCGGTTGTGGCCCCCTTGCCGATGGTCAATGAAGTTTGCCAAAAGCCTGAAAAATATTAAGCATGGTAAGAAGAATGGCGCTCCCCTGCACCCAACAAGCGCTCACCCGATTACGGAATGATCCATTTCATCAAGTCGATGATATGCGCATTACATCGTATGCGAGTCGTTATTATTTAAATCCACCCGCCGCTAATTGCCCAACAACCTTTCCTGTAGCACCTACCAGTCGCCTTCAGCGTTCTGGTAATTCATGGGTCGAGGGTGAATGGAAAACAGATGTTGAGTCAGATCTCAAAGGAATTGATCGTCTAGGAACCAAGATTCGATGCGACACCGCCCAGTATCATCCCGACTCCAATCGAAATAATCAAATCCGCCTTCAGCATGCTCAGGATGAGAATGTTCCTCTGACATTTGCACGTCTCGTCGACCCACCTTGCACCCTTCGTGCTACAGGTTGGAATCGCTGGGATACCTTATTTCATAATCCACAAGAAGCCTTTGAGACTCCATTTGACTTCTTTATTCCCTCTCGCGACATGGATAAGGAGAAATTCAATACCCACCGCCAGAAGGCATGCTATACCCCCTTTCAACAGCCATCGATTGCGGAGCTAGGACATGAAAAGCATATGCGATAGAGTAGAATGCTATATAAAATGATTGACTGGTGTCGATGCATTCTATGCTGTAGTCGCCCCGAACCGATTTTGCAACACGGCAAACTTGACCAAATAGACGAGTCATACAAAGAAATGCAAACCTACGGACAAGAATTTACAATCGTTTCGGATTAACGTTCCTCCTCCTCTGTCAATAACCACATCTTGTGTTCTTTCATTTTAGCCATCTTGAGATGACCCTTTACCCAATTAAAATGAACTAGAACGGTATCGTTGCGAACCAATTTCAAATGATCATAAAACATTTTTCCATTCGGATATTTTTCCAACGGAAGAGCATTTACTTTACAATGCGGCTTGACATACTTGTTAAAGTACGTCTGATCGTTATTATCAAATGCACATTTCTTATATTTTTCTTGACCTGTAGCGGAAACACAATCGTATAATTCAATCATACGAGGACTAGAACGAAGATAAAGATACCCTGTGCACAAATTGTTCGTATCTTGATCATTCTGGGCATCATTTTGAATCCAAACCTCGCCTGTCATCTCTCTCCATTGTAATACATCCGTTATAGGATCCTTTATGAATACAATGTCTCCATCCACTAATAACACATTCTTACCAAAAGAAAGAATACGATACACCAATTCCATTTTCAAGTAGCAGATTTCATCATATCCTTTCGTGTTCCATGGACAGAATCGTCCGATGATATGGTCGATACATATGGGTTGATATCCTTTTTTAAAAAGAATATCTGCTCCTTTTCGATCGAGACAAAGGATCAAGATCTTATCATCGAGACCAAACGGTTTTAGACTTTTCAGCATGTTGAGAGTATACAAAAGATACCCGTTATTGGTCACCGTTGTCATGACGGTTCCATCGGATAATATATATGGATCCAATTGTTCCCGTGTTAAGTGAATCGACATCCTGATGCTAATAGGGTTTATGGTTTATGTTCTAGATCTTGTATTTCATCGCCCCCTCCAAAATCATTCGTCTGGTATGAAAAAATTAAAGGTAGAAACATGTAGTATGGAAATCGCCGCCCTCGCTGGTCTTTTGGGTTTGGGTTTCGTGGTCTCCAAAACAGGCCAAAAGAAACCAACCCCTGTCGCCTCTAGCATAGAAAGAGGCTCTGCACAGACGAATCCCCCTTCTGAAAAACGATATCCTCTTCTTCCCACACAGAATGGTGTTCGTGAGGGATTTGCACCCGCTGTGCGTGGTCCTCCTTCCGATCCTCTAACCGTTGCTCCAAAGGGGGCCGCGGCAACAGGATTTGGACCCGAACTGGATCTGATGTATCAAATGCCGAATGGACAAACCTATCCATCGGAACCAAGCAATGGCCCATACGGTACGGCGTTCGGATATTCATCCAATCAGCCGCCATATGCTCCAAGTTCCATCCCGGGCACACGTCCTTCTCCTTCTCCCATCGATTCCAATATTCCCCAAGTAGAATTCCGTTCTGATCGAATGGAATCGAGCCCCAATTATATGGATAGTGATTACGTTATCAGCCCCCTATCGGGTCAACGCATTGCTTCCTCTGAATTTAAACATAATAACATGCAGCCATTCTATGGTGGCCGTATTAAACAAAACATGGCACCCCAGGCCAACACGGGAGTACTCGATATGTACAACGGGAACGGCTCGACACAAATGAGAAAGAAGGAGGTCGAGAATATGTTTGAAACCTCTCGTGCTCCGTATGGAAATCCACATGGAATGGAGGACAATACCGATTTCTTCCAGTCTCGTATTTCTAGTCAAGCCCCTGTTGTTCGCAATGGAGAGCGTCCCTTTGAACCCACCAAAGTGGGTGCTGGTCTAGGAGACAAGTTCGGAGTCGCAGGAAAGGGTGGATTTCAGCAACTTGAAATCAATGAAATCATGCGCCCGAAAGATACAAATGAACTGCGTGTGTTGTCCAATCCAAAGGAGACATTTGATAAACCGATGATTCCAGGTGGACATTTTATTGGTGTGAATGCGGAATCAAAGGATTTGGGCGAGGTTCGAAAGTACAAGCCCGATACCTTTTACATTGATGAGACGGGTGAACGCTTCTTCGTTACGACAGGTGATTTAATCAAGGATACCGTTCGTTCGACACAGGTTATGCCTCATACCACCCGTCCAGAGACCTCAGTGGAGTATGAAGGTATCGCCTCTTCTCAGGACTTCGGAGAGAGTTATGTAACGGGTTCCTATCGTACCCCGATGGGTCAACAATACGGTGGAGCCGGATACCGTAATGCGGACATGACGGGATATTATACCAAAGACACTGATGGAGACAAGGCGGATTATGGCAAGTCTTCGATTGAGATTCGCCCGAATGAGCGTAATGAGACCTCGGAGCGTGTCATGGCTCTCAATGCGGTTCCAGCCGAAAATGGATTGGGAATGTCTCGATACAACGATGATTCTCGCCCAACTCGTCGCAGTGAAACGATTGGAAACATTCGCATGACGGGAACACCATTCAACTTTGTAGATCGTGCAGCGGCCATAACCGTGTGGGATCCGACTGATATTGCTCGTACAACCGTCAAGGAATCCACCATTTATCTGGATCGTATGGGTATCATGGCGGCGGCGTCGGCTCCTGAGCGTCTGAAGGTATATGACCCCGATGATGTTGCCAAGAACACACAAAAGGCCCAGCTTTCGGCCAATATGTCGTGGACCGGTCCAGGAGGCAATGGTGCGTGGAGCGATTCGATGGATGTATCTGCCGCATACAACATGCGTACCAATCCAAACAAAGAGCAGATTGCAAAGGGTCGCAAGCCGATTGCGGGAGCGGGTAATACCGCAACGTTTAACGGTGATCCAGGTCGTCAGCATTCCAAGAAATTGGATGCAGATATTATCAATGATCGTGCATTGGCAGTGAATCGTTCTATGGACATTACCCCTGGCGTAGGAGACATTGGTCGTGTTGAGTACCGTGTTCCTCTCAAGCTAGATGTTAGCCGTGAACGCAATACGTATACCGCAGTAGAAGCACTGGAGAATAATCCTCTGATGCAAAGTCTTCGCAAGAATGCAGAGATCGATGAGGCGGCCATTCGCGATTATCGCAAGTTTCTTTCCTCTCAATAAACCAATTTAAATACCGATGAACATTTTCTTACTAGATGACTAGCCTTCAAGAGCACGTAGAACGTGCATTTGAGGATGCAGAGAAGGGACGTTCCAAAATAACGGAGGAGATTATCAACATGGAGGGTATGTCAGGAATCAAGACACGCCATTTCTATAATAATTTGTTGAACCGCGACGATGCACGATACCTCGAAATTGGTACATGGAAGGGCTCGTCGGTTTGTTCGGCGATGTGCGGCAATCATGCCAAGGTGGTATGCATTGACAATTGGAGCCAGTTCGGTGGCCCAAAGGGAGAATTCATTCAGAACTTTAAGAAATACAAGGGAGACAACTATGCAATTTTCATTGAGAAGGACTGCTACCAGGTTGACGTAGAGTCATTGCCTTCTTTTAACATTTATATGTATGATGGCGAGCATTCCAAGGAGAATCACGGACGTGCTCTAACTCATTTCTATGATTGTCTGGATGACACGTTTATCTTTATTGTGGATGATTGGAACTGGAGACATGTTCGCGAGGGTACTCTGGAATCGTTCGGTCATTTGAAGCTGAAGACGTTGTACAGCAAAGAGATTCGTACTACATATGATGATCGGGATGTCATTTTTGGTAGCCCTGCTCAAAAGGCGTGGCATAATGGAATCTTTGTGGCGATCTTACAGAAGACAAAGGATACTAAAGACCAATGACTTCAACAAAGTAAAGATGTCTAACGAAGTACAAGAATCCTATATCAACCAAGTCGGCCAAGTTCAATTTGAACAACCTTCGAAGGATGATTCATCGAGTGAGTCTTCCAGTGAAGTTTCAGATCATGGTTCAGATGAGACGACTGAGGCGCAGACCGTTTCGGAGAGGGCGAAGAGTTGGTTTACGCGTTATGAGCAGTTTTTGTATGGAGTCGTTGTCGGTGGTGCAGCAGTAGTGTGCAGCCTGTCGGTTCGTTCCCTGATTCGCTCAAAATAAGAATATAAACATGTGATACAATATGATTCATAATGGATCATACACCTATGATTCTAACGGGTTCTCCTGGATGCGGTAAAAGCTATTGGATCCAGAAGTATGCAGAACAAATGGGAAAACAGTTGTTTGTTTGTCCGTGTCGAAAAGATCGAACACTTCGAGATGGACGACAGAAATTACATATTTGGGCGAGAAGAACGGAACCCGCCATTCTATGGCTGGAAGGTGCAGATGATTTGACACCAGAAGCCCAGGCATTTTTACGCCGAATTTTGGAGACTCATGCATCCGATGTCCTCTTTATTCTGGAGTGTCGTGATGCGGGTCGTCTTCAAGAACCTATTCGATCCCGATGCCGAATCAAGCGAATCCGTTCTCCTATGTGGAATGATCTGGAATTGTATCTTCGTGATATTCGAGGGATCAATGTGGAAGAGATCAAATCATACCTGAAAAGAAATGAATATTCCTATCGACGTGTCAAACATTGTGTCCATTTGCAGCTTCATTATCCCGACATATGGAAACAGTTGCAATCACACAATAAAGAAGAACAAGAAGAGTCTACACGCCTTTCTTCCAATAACCTCCTTTCATATATTAAACAAGGATATCATCCAGAAAGATTTATTCATTCATTGTTGAACAAGGAATCTGTTCTTAAAGACTACGGGAAATGTACGGAGGTGGCGGGTTCGCTGTGGGCATTTTTGGGATCGACATTGGATGGTGCGTTCGTTGAGGTCTCGACAACACCCCATAAGGAAGAAGAATGAACCGAGATTCCGTTCTATCGGTCTACTCCGATGCGCGCACCGAATACACCAAACAACTTTGCGTCTTTCTGGTTCCTGCCTATTTTCAATTCTTTGTTGATTTGTTGGAGAAAGCGAAACATGATATGGCACAGGAGCCAAAACGTGCTCTATGGCAATTCCAGACATACCTGAACGACATTCATGATTGGAACATGGAACGAGTTCGTCAGGAAATTCAGCGTATTCATAGCAATAGTGGTTGTGATTACATGGAAGATCTCCTTACGGCGGTCTTCATTGCACATACAAAAGTTCTTACGGCCATTCGTCTTTCGTCCAACAATAAGAAGGTAGAGATCAACATTCCAAAGGTAGACCACTTCTTGTTCAAAGTACTATGTGAAACCTCGAAGCTTCTCTGGAGCAGTACGTACTTGTTTCGAGATGGAATTCCTGGAATTGAAAAACAGCAAAACTATCGAACGATCGAAACCATTTTGAACGAAGGCATCTTGCAGGCGGTGCGAAGTTTGGTTCCTGTTAAATCGATTTTGAAGGATTTCGTTTCGCAAGATACCAAGGAGGATAGCGATGAAGAGGACGTGCAAGAAGAGAAGAAGGAAGATATCGCAGTTCCTCCTGAAATCGCCCTTCCAACCGAAGAATCAGTTCCTCCGAAAGAAGAGCCCTTGAAAGAGGCTCCCAAACCAGCAGAACCATCGTTTATGGAAACCATACAGGAAACATTGACAACTGCACTGACACCTTCGCCTGCACTTGTACCACAGGTACCACCTGTATCACCATCCTCGCAGGTGATTGTCATTGATGATGAACCAAAGGTTCGGTTTGGACCATTTAATTCTCTATTCTCAACCGAATCATCGGATGATTCCGATATGATTCAAGAAGCAGATGAGGATGAATCCAAAAATGAGATCTCTCCGGTTCTCGAAATCATGGATGAAACAGGAACATCGTTGTCGGATGGTGTAGATTTTGACTCATTGGATGCAACAGGATCATCTGAATCACTTGACATGGATGAATATGAAACCCTTTCCTAACGCGGACAAGAGAGGTGTGTTTTTATCCAACGAACAGCAAATGATGCCGGTCTGGTTCCCATGGATGCTCGTGGGTGGAATCGTATTTATCGTCCTCAGTTTTATTGGTGCCAAGTACAAGGATAAAGAGTATAGAAATATTCAATTCCTGCAAGATTTCATTAGTGGATCCATTTTGATTGCCTTTACGGGTGTTCTGGTTCCCGATGTCTTCCCCGCCCTTTCTCTCCCATCCGGCCTACCCGACTTTCCAAGTATGTCGACAGACGACGTCGATTTACAAGTTGGACCTCCTCGTTTGGCAGGTCGGTAAAATAAATTATGGGATGGAGATAGAAATGCCGACTACGATCTATGATGCTTCACAGATTACCAAGCGTCGTATGAATAAAGCACAATCGGGTGATTTTATTAATCGTATCCAGAATTCGTCTGCACCATCTTCGGGTTACTCTAGCCGTGTAGGTGTTTATGATCAATCCATCATCAATACGGTAAAGGTCGGAACCATGAAGGAGTTTCGTAAGCAGAACACGGGTTGCACGGCGGTTAGCAACGGATGCCCATGCAACCCATTACCAGAGGATGGAAGTGTGTGCTGTGGAACCAATTAAAACGATTCTTTTTTCTATTTTGATGTGTATGATATGATACATATCAAAATATGATACAATGAGTACTCTATACTCCTAGGGAATATACATTCTCTTCTTTTGGAACATTGTTCTTCCAAACAAATTGCTGAAATACAGGGCGGTGAAGTTGGTCTTTTGGAACGGCATGATGAACATCCTGTGCAATCCGAATATAGAGTTCGAAACCTTCGTACTTCTCGTCTCCTCTCTCATTTTCATAAACGGTCTTACCCTGATCATCTACCGTCCAACTCCATAGCAAGTTATATAAAGGAGAACGGGTCTCGTATACTTTCCAGCCATCTTCTTCGCTGATAATCGATACACCCTTGCCCTTCTTCTTGGGAGGAGCTTCGTCAAAGAGACCGTCGATGAGACTGACCGATAACCGACAGAGATCAAAGGAGGGATTCGGTGGAACCTTTGGTTTGGTATGATCGAAAAAGGGACCGAAATTATATTGATCACCTGCATCCTGATCAGGCCAATGATCATCCGAAACCCAAAGACGCTTTCCTAAGCGAAAGATCGAACGACCAAAATCGATGATGGTAAAGATTTTACCAAATGTAGGGACACGCCACACCGTTCCATCCTTCTTTTTATAGAACAAAAACTTCTGATCCGTTCTTCTCCAAAGGATGTTGTTGGAATGAAGATCGTTGTGGGTAAAACAGATCGAGCTTTGGAGAAAGGTGAGGGCGGCAACGACTTGAAACATCCATGCAATCCAACGTGCCTCCCACCCCTGCGATTCACGCTCAAATCCATCAATTTCGTCTTCATCCAATAAATCATCCATGACACCCTCTTGGGCCTCTTGGGCGATCAGAATAATCGGCATATTAGGGATTTTAAGGCAGATATCAAGTTCAGGAGCATCGGATTCTGACCCATAGTCCGATTCAGAACCAGTCTCGGATCCAGACTCCGATCCAGACTCTGACCCTGAAGGAGAAGGAGAACGACTAGAATCACGCTTCAAGGAAGTTCGTTTGGTAATCGCCTTGTTGATCTCAAAAATATTAGCGGAATTTTCAGCCGATTCCTCAATCGTATCAAAGCTAAATGACTCTACCGATTCAATGTCGCTATTGTCTACTACTTCGTTTATTGGAAGAAGTTCCAACTCTACATCGGATTCATCGTCCTCAAACGGGCAAGTGGTAATTTCTTGATAGAACTCGTCAAAGTGTGGAATATCCTTTCGATCAATCTTAGGATGAGACACGGTAAGACGTGCACTATGTGATTGCATGCCCTTCCAGAACCAGCGGCACTGGCGATAACTTTCATACTCTCCTGAAATATTGAATTGATAACTCTCGCTGATTCCTGTCATCGATCCATACGACAAAATACAATGCGGCGTCAAATCCAATTCACGAAATCGACTGAGTACAAAGTTTGCCACTGCGTCTACATAGGCCTGGTTGTTATGACTATGTAGTTTCAGCAATGTATTTTTCCATGTCTTCTCACTTTGTGGGAGAAGTGGATGCTCGGGGCACACATATTTCTCCTTGATCATATCGATCGGATTCAACAAGTGAACCACTTTGGTGAACACTTCGCATGGTTCCGATGGAATGCTTTCGTCCGATCCAGGTACTCGGCGGGTTGCGCTCCAGAATCGAGGCTTGGAAGATGAAATCCATTGGTCGATTTGGTACTGGGTAGGGAGCTCCATGTTCTTATGAGAAAGTGCTGAATCAGGAATAGTAAAGATATCTAGGGCAGGAAAATAACGTTGAAGATGGGAATAATTTGAAAAAGATGAACGCTCATTATCTGATATCTCATGTGCACGGCAAGGATCTCTCTGAAGCTTCTTCAGTACTCCTCTCATCTTCTTGATTGAAAGAGTTCTAAACGTGTTTCTAAAGCGCGCTACAAATAACGTACTGGTAGTAGAAAACGAATGGCAGCACAAGGTGGTGTGAATGTCAATCTCCGGAAGTTTGTTATGAAATCCATTCCGCAAGATGCGGTCGCAGTATTTATTGGTCGTCGTCGTACCGGTAAGTCCACCCTGGTTCGAGATTTGCTCTTTCATCACAAGGATTTGCCGATGGGATGTGTCATTTCAGGAACAGAAGAGTCGAACGGTTTCTTCAAAAAGATCGTTCCATCGATGTTCATTCACGGCGAATACAACCCTGTTATTTTAGCTAACTTTGTCCGACGACAGAAACTGGTTATGCAGAAAATCCAACAAGATCAAGACAAAGGCATAACCTCGAGCATTGATCCTCGTGCATTTATGATTTTGGACGATTGTATGTATGATGATTCGTGGACTCATGACAAGAACATCAAGTATCTGTTCATGAACGGCCGTTGGCTCAAAGTGTTCTTCATCATTACTATGCAGTTTCCTCTCGGTATTCAACCGGCTCTTCGTACGAACGTCGATTATGTCTTCATTCTGCGTGAACCCTATATGAACAACCGTCAGCGTCTGTATCAAAACTACGGATCCGCCTTTCCTTCGTTCGAGTTCTTCTGTCAAATGATGGATCAGTGTACACAGAACTACGAATGTCTGGTCATTAATAACAATACTCAGAGCAATAAAATGGAGGACACCATCTTTTGGTACAAGGCGGAAATTCACGGCGAATTCAAGATGGGTGCCCCCGAACTTTGGCGTCAATCCGAAATGATGGCACGAATGAAGGATCAGGATGGCGGCGGCGAAGAATTCAATCCACAAAGTGCTCAGCGTCTGAAGGGTCCTGCCATCAGCGTGAATAAGAGATTTTAATGCGTATAAATAGAATGAATCGTAAAACAACCATCTACATTGTATTTATTGTTATGATCGCATTGATGCTATATAAGGTATATGGACCTATGATTCGAATGGACGGATTCGTGGATGCAGGACGTTGTGGTGTCGATTTGCCATCATGCCCGTCGGGTCTACGGTGCATCAATGGATATTGCAAGTCTGATGTGGCCCCTCGTTTACCACTCTTTTCCGATCTTCCGATGATGCCATGATCCAGCAATAAAACCTCACCATTTGCTAGAAAATGGCTCAGCACAAAGCAATGGGATTAGGTGCGATGTTTTTGCTACTTGTCGTGGCGGTGGCGATCCTCCCGATGATTGTTCGCTACATCGATCGTATGGAGCCTCATTATATCATTTCCGGATTTGAGAATCCACAGGCGGACGTACAATCGGCTTCGCAGGATGCAGTTCAGGTTCCAGCGGGAGCGTCATCTATGGAGGCGATGTATCGCCCCGATCCAAATACGGATTACATCTGCCGTTCGGCGAATGGAAAGCCATGCCCTGAAGGGACCCGTTGCGACGGTTTGACCCAGAGCTGTGTCCCCGTTTATGTCGGCGGTGCTGTTCCAGAGACTGGATATTTTTCATAAAAACGAAACGAAATATACGTTGTATATTCTATTTTGTTTTTAACAACGACTTGTTTTACTGAGGGGTGACCACCTCGTTCTTCGACTCCTCTTCAGACACCTGCTCGACCGTCATAACCGGCTTCTCAATCTTACGCTGGATTGCCAGATCACCCGATGCACCAAACATGCCGTCAAAAGACTCGCTTGATGAGCTCGACGTGGGTGCACCCACCACCTGCTTCGAACCCTTCGTACGCTGATCAAAGAATTGCTCACGGCTGTCCTCATTCTCCTTGTACTTCTTCATGAGAGTGTTGAGCTGATCATTGTTGTACTCCTGATCCTTGACCTCATTCGGGGATGGGTCCCATGGAGTCCACTTACCAACCTCCGCCATAAAGATGTTGTGGTACTTATCCTTTCCTTGCAGCTTCTTGGCCTTGATCTCCGCCTCCTTTGGATTACCATAGACGCCACGGACCTTCACACCACGCATCGAAGTACGGAACTCGTTCTTCGCATAGAACTCCTCTTCCAGCTTGGTCTTGTTCGCATACATGAAATCATCATAGGCCTCGGTAATTTTGGTCTTGGTCAGATCGCTACGGCTCTTCTGGATGAACGAGCTGTAATTCGTAAGAACATCCTCAACACGCAGACGATTCTTACGGCAAATCTCGGCTAGATCGAAATGCTCCTTCTTCTCCAACTCGTTCGCCTTCTGATCGAGATCCGCATTCAAACCCTGTACGGTGTCCACCAAAAACTTCTCCAGATTCTTGACCTTCCAGTCAATCTCGTATGTCTTGAGAAACGTTTGGAAGAAGAAGAGTTCCTTTTTATCCAGAACTTTCTCCGGGCTGAGGAAACTGAGCAGCACGTAGCGCTGGCCTGGAATCTCAGTGTCTTCGTCCAAAAAATCCTCGATTACGGTATCGGTACTCATCTCTACAGATCTTGAGGATGGGATGCTTTAAACTCAATGTGGGTAGTCCCCTGCCCCGACAACTTTCTAATCATTATGCCCACAACGAGTTTTTTTCTTGAGATGGAGTATAGAAACATGATGGGCTACGGATTTGCTGAAATTGTCAATCGCATCATTAAGTACTTGATCGAGGGTCTCGTTATTGCGGCGGCGGCCATTTTTATCCCAAAGAAGGCTCTGCCACTGGATGAGGTTGCGACCCTCGCTGTCCTCGCCGCGGTCGTCTTCGCCATCCTGGACGCTGTCTCGCCCTCCGTCGGTGTTACGGCCCGTCAGGGTGCCGGCTTCGGTCTGGGTGCCAACCTTGTCGGCTTCCCAATGCATTAAACTCCACCCATTTTCGGAAGGATGTGAATTAGTGCACGTATTTCCTTAATTGGAGATAATACTTGTTGTTTATTAAAATCATTAAAATAACATAATATCCAATTGAATGGTTATTATGATATTGGATTGTATTGATATGTATAGTACAATCTAGGATTGATAAAAATGTATGAATAATATATATATGTCTAATAACACTTTAACGCCTGCTCAAAGATACCAGAAGAAATATCCACTTCCATATCGTAACGAAAATGGACTAAAAAGTTTTATGGAACAAAAAAAGGCTGCCAACAATGGAAAACCAAATCACGAACGTTATTTTGACCCTAGATCATTCGAAGAGATAGAAAAAGAAAGAAAAGAAAGACAACAAAGACAGCCTAATGCTGTAGTTTTTGAATCACCTGCTCTGAAAGAAGAACTACAACCGTTCACACCATATGCCCCAGCACAGGCATCACATCCAGAAGTAAAGCCCTATGTTGAACCACCGTTCGCATCGTATGCCCCAGCACATGCATTAGAACTAAAGCCATATGTTGCACCACCATTCACATCGTATGTTCCATCACAGGCATCAGAACTAAAGCCCTTTGTTGCACCACAGTTCACACTGCCACCTTATCAAGGACAAAATAAAAGACGCATACTAAGTGATGAAGAGATGCAGATAAAATTAAATGAATTAATGAAGCGACTCCCCCCTGCTAAACTTCCAATCGGCAAAGGTGGTCGTCGCACTCGTCATAAAAAACGTACCTTGGCCAAACGTAAACTGCGTAAGACACTACGTAATAAACGTCGTTAGATTTCTTTAAAGAATGCATATAAGAACATCCGTTAGGAGATTGGCTACCCTACGGTCATTTCTTAAAAATAACATAATATCCAAAATAATACATGTATATTTATTAGAAATGTCTAATCGTAATTTTGACAGTCGTGTCATCATTCAAAGGCTCCAGAATCAAAATTACGCTCGTAATTTATATCAAACGAACGTCAATGGCCAGACATTGATTACTAACCCTCAAAATTCGGACGGTACTTCTTCTCGATTCACCAGCTTTGTTCCAGGAGCAAAAACGGATTATTTTAGAGGTCTGGTTGGAGCGGGTGAGACCGTTAGTGTAGGTGGAACAGTGGGACCAAATACTGAAATTATACCACCAAGTCCACCTATCACAGTACAATCCTTTACAAGAACTGGTTCATCTACCTGGACGGCACCTGTAGGCGTGACAAGTCTAGAATACGTCGTTGTAGGTGGTGGAGGTGGCGGTGGTGGTGGTTATGATACAGGTTCTGGTGGCGGTGGCGGTGGTGGTATGGTACTATCAGGAACAATCGCTATTACTCCAGGAACAACCTATAACGTAGTAGTGGGAGAAGGTGGCGATGCCTCTACCAATAGCTATGGAGCTCCGATTGGAGCCGTGAATGAAACATCGGGAGGAGATGGTGGTTCATCTTCGTTTCATACCATTACCGCATTGGGTGGCGGTGGAGGTAAAGCTAGCAGAATACAAGTAGGAGGTTCTGGAAAAGGAGGAAATGCACAAACACTAATTAGTTCTGCTATTGGTGGAAGTGGAGGTGGTAATGCTGGTACTTCCGCTGGAGGCAGCGGTGGTGGTGGCGGTGGTGCATCAACCGCTGGAACAGATGGAACCCCTAGTGGAAGAGGTATCGGTGGAGCAGGAATTGTGCTTTCATTGAGCGGTTCATCGATTACATATGGTGCGGGTGGTAATGGAGCACGAGGAAATGTAATAACAGTAGGTTCCAATGGTACACCTAATCGTGGAAATGGAGGTGGTGCAGGTGGACACAGTTCAGGCGGTGCACGCAATGGTGGTGCAGGAGGATCGGGCGTAGTGATTATTCGATATTAGATATGATATTTTTCATAGTGTTTTCAAGAACGCATAGGGACATAGCGGAACATCCGTTAGATCCCCACGCTTAATAATTTGCTGAATTTCCGAATGGAGTTTGGAATGATTGGTTCGAACCAGGGTCAGATTTAGATGTTTGCGTCCAACCAGAACAGGAGTTCCAAAGAATGTCGCCAGATGTCCATAGACAATTTTACGTTTTGGACCATAGTATTTGACTTGAACAATATGACGAAATGTCTCGTCAATCAGATCGACACCCTTATCATAGATAGGAAATCCGGCGTCGCGTTTATGGTTTTCAGGAATATCCTTGTAGGCATAAAAGCGGATTTGATGGAGTTTGGTTAAATGAATCGCCGAATAGTATTCGAATTGGGTGGGGATATGCGTTATGTGCTGCATTTGAGATTCAAGAAATCGAATATGGGAAAACATGATAATTTTAATTGAGTATACAGAATATATCAATTTTATATAGAATGGCACAATATTATCCTGAGCCACCTTCTTCTAAAAGTGATAGTTCGAATTCAGATTTATGGAATACAATCCCTACATCATTTGAGAAAAAAAATAAGAAATATGATGAATTGATAACGAAGATTAATGAAATTCTTGCTAAACCATCGATAGAAGCAGATGATCTTATAAAATTATCAGAATACAATATACAATTACGCACACTACTTAAAAATACTTCAGCATACATGACTGAAAAAAGTAGCAGATTTGGAAAGTTTCCAAAAATTGAAACACAATTTTATAAATTGATTGAAAAAATTGAATCTAACCTTAAAAGGATAAGTGAAAAAATAGATCCAATTGAAGAAAAAAAAGAAGACAATTCACGCAAATATGTACATTTGCCAAAAAACGATCCGCCAAATTCTATACGTTCTCCTAATATGGCGTATCTTTATAAAAAAGGATCTCCGCTTGATATTATTTATGAAAAAATAATTAGATTACGTAGAAAAGGTAAAGATACTACATTTTATACTAAACTATTTGAAAAACTATTATATGAACAACAATTAAACTTAAATGACTTATTAGCATTATGGCATGAAGGGGTAAACGTAAATAAAAATTTAAAGTATTATGCAGATGCGAGAGGTCATGTAATTGGAGATGACAATATCTGTAATAATTGTCAAATGACATTATATGACGCATCACAAAAAATGTGTCCTAAAAAAATTAACAAAGTAGAAGAAGATTGGCCTTATTTAAATGATTTTAATATGAATGCAATTAATCGCAACCCTAAAATAGAAGGCAAAGTTGTCCCTCGTACATATTGGCGTGGATCTCAACCCGCGTTTCTAGATAGTCAGCGTAAATATCAAGGTAAACCATATTTATCTAATAAACAATATGCCACTATAGAAAATAAATATAAGAAACTACAAGATAAGCTTAATATGCAAATGATAAGGGAGACATTTAAAAGAGGAGGAAGACATCATACTCATCGTAAACGCAAGATGAATCGTAAGACGCGCAAACATTAAAGTTTCTCAAACATCGAGAACATCTTCAGACCTTCATGAAACAACTTGATGTCCCCCAGAATCTTTCGAGCCAATGCCTTCGTGTTTTTGTTGCGATAAGAGGAAAACACCCAGATATTCGAATTGTATTTCTTCCAGTTCTGGTACTGCTTGAAATCAGAACATATCGTAACATAAATGCTATAGAGCTCTTTCTTATAGGCTTTATGTGTCTCTTCTTTCTCTTCCTCCAATGGAGTGGTATCCTCAACAGGGTGAAATTTCTCCTCAAAAATAAGGCTCATCCATTTTAGCATTCGATCCATCTGAAGCAAGTCCAATTCACGCTCATCATCAATATCCGACCGAACCAAAGTCGGAGTCGGAGCGTTCCTTCCTGAAAAATAACCCGTGTAGATTCCTGCTACACTTGATGCCATAATGGGTGCAATATTATTGACCACAAGATGGTACATAAACTCTGCACCAATACTCGTCATCTTTGTACTGACCGCTGATTTTATTTTGGATCTTCGACGCTCTTGGGTTTCTCTCCAATTTCCGATCGTTTCGACCATTGGATCAGCCTCCTTCCAAAGTAGGAGAGACCATTTATCAAACATTGAGCCCCTTCTTTGACCTTCTCACGAATGGGATGAATAACATAGTGATCAACAGTATCCTCCACTGCTTTCACCGCTTCTCTGACTTGTTTAATAACGGGCAATTCAATGAATGCATCTCGAATGGCAACGATGATTTTAGTTTTTTTATTGAGCCATTTGACAAATATACGTGTAGAATCCGATGCAGAATGCGTACAAGTATACCATACCGTGTCCATGGCCCATCCTGTATAGTCCGCCATAATCGCAATATCTTGGTATAAATATGTATCGACAACGCTATGATTTCCAGTGTACCATTTCTGCCCCGAATCTACCGCAGCATGATAGATATCGGATCCAAATCCCAAAGGGCTTTCTACGTTATGTACAAACATCATAACAGGCTGATATCGTAAATAGGATACGTATATCAATCCAATGCATGATGCACCCTTCATAAGAGAAGGAATGCCGATGAAATCAAACTGAGCGTAATTATTTTGAATCAGGGAGGAACAGGTGTATGCCGTTAGATGAGGAACAAGTCCGCCACTAACAAGAAGAACAGTATGAAGAATAATAGATAGACATAAGAAGGATAGAGCAATATGAATCATCCGATACAGTTTTTTAAGATTCTGTATCGGGGGAATGGACGGTTTTGTACAAGAAAGTGGATGAGAATGTAGGGTTTTCACATTCTGCTCGATCGCATTCAGAGAAACGGTTCGAACCGCCTTTGATACGGGATCAATATTGTGCTGATTTTGTTGATGTAATTGTATACATAGCGTAGCGATCTGATCCTCGAAAGAATGCATGGGTGATTTCATGATATCACCATGACATGTTCAATTTTTGCAGAGAGATACGCCTGATGCAATTTATTATTATCATGCCGACTCTTGCGATAGAGCTGATAGGTTCCACCGCACTCACATAGATGTATTTCTTGATCCTTTTTGAGACGCTCCTTCGTTTGTTCCTTGCGACGATTTCGTTTTTCTTCTCTTTCTTTCATGATCTGTTCTGAATTTTCTTCTTTCTTTTTTTGGTTCCATTCACGTTGTTTTGCTTGAATTTTTTCTTGATTTAATTTACGATACTGGGCCGCGTATTCTGCATATTTTTCTCTGTTTGCTTCATATGTTTTTTTTCGTGTCTCTTTGACTTTATCCTGATTTCGTTTTGCATAGTCTTTCTGTTTTTCACACAGAAGTTGACGATGGGCCTCACGATATTCTGATTCTTTTCTTAATATATCCTCTTTGTGCTTGATGCGATATTCTTTTGTTCGCTGCGTTGCCTCTTCACGATGGGATTCATTGTATTCTTTTGCTATATCTGGATGTGCTTCATGATATCGTTTATCATATTCTTTTTTATCCTCTTCTGATTGAAATGATTGGTATGTGTTCAAACAGAAAGGATCTGATTTATGTGCAATGATATATTCATTTTCTTTTTGCAATAATTCCATTTTTGTATGACATTGATAGTTTTCTACCAATTCAATCATTATATCATCGATTTGTATAAGTGAGAAGTAGAAGTACTGACCTCCGTGTGTATTGTGTTTGATAGCATGCTTATGACATACAAATCTTTTTTCAAGGGATGTTGTAGTTGATCCATAGTAATAATGTCCATCTTTACATAATAATTTATATATTTTACCATTTTTATATTTATTATGAACATTAACAATCATTTCTGATTTTTTTGATTCTTCGTCTTTATCCTCTTTTTTATCTTCTTCATCACTTTCGTTTACGTCTTTTTCTGCATCTTCTTCTCTGTCTTTTGTATCATTTTCATTTGTATCAATATGATTCAAACACAAACGATCATTCAACGAAGTAGCAATGATCTTTTCTTTTTGTTTATCTAATTCCTCTTTGGAATAACACGAATAATGCTCTATCAAATCAATATGAACATTATTCCATCCAATCTTTATAAAATGATCGTATGGAGATTCAGTAGGACGACTAATCGATCGTTGCTTATGATTAGCAATACAACTTGATAGATTCGAAACAGTAGAACCAATATAATATGTACCGTCATTGCATATAAGTCTGTATATTTTACCAGTTCTGTAAATTGTATCATTTGTTGGATCGATAGCAATGATATCAGAAGAATCATTTAAACATAATGGGTCAGACTTTGCACGGGAACGATATTCCTTTTCTTTTTCATTTAATTCCCCCTTAGAGGTGCATGGATATTCCTCCAGAAGTTCAATCGTAATCTTATCCCATCCAATTTGATTACCATGTTCATAGATCGGGTCATTTTTACTTTTTGAAAGAGTTTTATGTGTATTCAGCCGAACATTTAGGGCTTGTGTCGTGGATCCTATGTAATAATGTCCATCCTTACATAATAAGCGATAGATCTTGCTTGTTTGATAGCGGGTCGTCATCGTTCTAGTCTACTATGTACCGGAATCTTTAAACTGCTATTTTAGATGTATATTATTCTTAAATAAATATATATGCATCAAATTTTACATTTTATGTGAAATTTTAATACAATAACAGGTCATATACTCAGACCGTTCGCACGTATTGCCAGCTCATGTCCTGACAGATAAGCTGCCATGTTTTATCTTGCAAATACAACTTATCACGATTCTTCAACAGCGGAAAACACGCCAAATATTCATCCATCTCCAGCAACTCGCAGAATTTGTAGAGAACATATCCATAAGACAAGAAGTTGCGGCGGCCCTTTGGACAGTGCTTTTTGAACGATGGCTGAATCTCGCGAAACATATGACGCAATTTCTCTTCATCTTCACGGGACATGAATGGTGCGTTTTGACCATTCAGACGATTGATAATATGAGGAATATGCTCATAATACTTGGAGCACTTCATCTTTCGAAGAATCTCACGAAGCTTAGTCGGTTTCAAGGATCCCATATTGGTGATACGCTCTTTCTTGAGCTGAACAAGGATCTCATCATATACTTCGGATGGAATCTCCGTGCTTTCTTTGGCCTGAAACTGTGCCAACCATTCATTGAAATGATTGATCTTCTTATAGGCATAATAACATACCTCACGTGGTGGATCCTTATAGGATGGTTTATCACTATCAATCAAAATGAATTCCTGGTGTCCACACTTGGGACACGTGAGATTCGCTTCATTCAAACACATATTCATCTCACTGTTGCATCGTTCACAGAGTGTCCAAGGATCATCATACTCTTCCACGCTATTACGTCCCATCGCTGGGTCCTCCATTTGTAAATAATCGTTCAACAACTGATTTCTCTGAAAACTCTTCTTTTCTGATCCGGTGGCGGATGGATCAATCACCGCGTTTCCCGATTCATTTCCTTCCTCTTGGGCAACCTCTTCCAAAATTGCCAAGATAGATCCTGGTTTAGCCTTGTTATTAGCAAATGTTGCTGTTCCTTGCTGAATTTGATCTTGAATATCATAATAATGATACAAGATATCACCCGTTCGAAGATAATAATCCATAAGCTCGGATCCATCTTCAATCGATCGAATCTTCTTTTGTAGACCCTCGATTTCTCGTTCCCATCGCCAGCTTTCCATATCGGATGTGGTCGCACTGATTTTTGCTTGGAGCGCTTCGATTTCTTCCTTGTATTTCTGAACTTGTTGTTTTTCTTCCATCATGTTTTGAATCTTTTGATTATGAATGGCATCGAGTGTAGTGCGAGCTTCTGGATTAGAACGTTTTGTACTTTTTACTTTAAAAAATGCACTATCGCTCATCTCCCGCTTACGTACTTATACGGTATGAGTGGTGTGGTTTTAAACCCTCCTTTGATGTATATGCGTTTTAATCCCATGAAAAAAGCGTACGGAAGGGGTCGTATCATCCATAAAACAGATATTCCACAGTGATTTGCTCAGTGGGCTCGGAACGGTGCTCACGAATCCGTTTGGCTACATGATCCATCCGTCTACGGAATTCTGTTTCTTCTAAATGAAGGATCCCTGCACGAGTATATCGAAATGGCGACAGATGGACCGTTTTACCATCTTTATATCGATCTGGATTAAATCGAAGAAAGACAATCTTTCTGAACCCAACATCCTCATACAAGTCTATCATTCGTTTCTCTTCACATGAATATGACACATGTTGATGTTCGTCCACTTCAATGATTAGACAATGAGAGCCAAAATCAATAAAGACATCGGGTCTTTTTCTGGAACACCCTCCTTCCACCATTTTATCAAATCTCATCGTCAACGTTTCTTGAAATTGAGATTTGAGAAAATCAACGACATGATGCTCTTTTAGCTTATATTTCCTCGGAATAACGGCATCTGGATTCAAAACACAGTAGCATCGAAAGCAATACGGATTCCACTTAGATCCAACTACTGAAATCATATGACAATGCTGGCATCCACTTGATGGAGTGCAGATGATACATACTGCCTTTCGGGTATCATGAATGCATATTAGTCTCCCTTTGCATTCTACACATTGATACTGTAATTTATTGTGTTCGCATACATTTTTCCCATGACAATCAATACAGTTATATTTATTATTACCATGAATGCATATTTCAGTTCCACCGCATTCCGAGCATCGACTTTTTCGTAGTTGGTGAGGACACGTTTGAGATCCAATACAATCTACGCATATTTCTCTTCGTCGCTGATGTTCACACATGTCATTTCCATTGCATTTTGAGCATCTACTTTTCAATTTTTCATGAGAGCAGATACTTCCTCCCTTGCATTCCACACAACGACTCCGGCGTTTGTTATGATCACATATGCTTGCCCCATGACATTCTACGCAGTTGTTTTTAATCTTTTGATGCAGACAAATACTTGATCCACCACACTCTTTACATATACTCCTCAGTTTTCCATGAGTACATATACACGATCCATTACAGTCTTTGCATTGAAAGGAATATTTTCCATGTTCACATTTCTTACGAACGTATTTCGGCTTGTTTTCCGCCATTTATGATGTTTATAAAGTATTATAAATGATCAAATTTTATACTATAAGGATGATACCATTTATTATTAATAAAAACGGGGCGAACGATTTAAAAACTTCCCGGTCATTTTTGAAAAGTTGTGTTTTCCCAAAATTATTTTGTATTCTCTAAGTATAAATCGATAAATGACCGGCGGCGGATTGATGCAACTTGTAGCGTACGGTGCCCAGGACGTATACCTGACCGGCAACCCACAGATCACGTTTTTTAAGGTGGTGTATCGCCGCCACACCAACTTCGCGATGGAGTCGATTGAGAACCCCTTCAACGGTGCTCCCAACTTCGGCAAGAAGGTCACCTGCACGATCCAGCGCAACGGTGATCTCATCCACCGCATGTACCTGCAGGCCACTCTGCCTCAGGTTGCTCTTCAGTCGACCGACGGCTCTGGTGCCCAGTTCCGCTGGCTCAACTGGATCGGCCACAACCTCATCGACTACGTCGAGATCGAGATCGGTGGTCAGCGCATCGACAAGCACTACGGTGACTGGCTTCACATTTGGAACGAGCTCACTCAGGAGGCTGGCAAGCAGGCTGGTTATGCCAAGATGGTCGGCAACGTCCCAGAGCTCACCAACCTCATCTACCAGGGTGGCTCGTCGTGCGACAACGACTGCTACGGTGGTGAGCCACTGACGTCCGAGGTCATCACCTCGTGCGCCCCAATGTACACTCTGTACATCCCACTGCAGTTCTGGTTCTGCCGCAACCCAGGTCTGGCTCTGCCACTGATTGCCCTGCAGTACCACGAGGTCCGCATCAACCTCGAGTTCAACACCCTGAACAACCTCTGCTTCGACTACTCGAACTCCTCGGACCCACACGCCGTCCGCAACCGCGTGGGCCAGTGCGGCCTCGCCGCCGCGTCGCTCTACGTCGACTACATCTACCTCGACACGGATGAGCGCCGCAAGTTCGCCCAGGTCTCTCACGAGTACCTGATCGATGTGCTGCAGTTCACTGGCGGTGAGTCCATCACCTCCTCGGCCAACAAGCTGAAGCTGAACTTCAACCACCCATGCAAGGAGCTCGTCTGGGTCGTCCAGCGCGATTCGTACGTGTCGTGCGACGACAACATCATCAACGCGTGGAAGGGTCAGCAGCCATTCAACTACTCGGACTGGTGGGACCGCTCCGTGCTCGAGTCGGGCTACTCGGTCACTCGCGTCGAGGGCATGGCCGGCAAGAACCCAGTCGTTACCGCGCTTCTCCAGCTCAACGGCCACGACCGCTTCCAGGTTCGCGATGGCAACTACTTCAACTTGGTTCAGCCATACCAGCACCACACCAACATCCCAGCTGTCGGCATCAACGTATACAGCTTTGCGCTCCAGCCTGAGCAACATCAGCCATCGGGCACGTGCAATTTGTCGCGTATTGACAACACTACCCTGTTGTTAACAGTATCAAACAACGCCGTCGGCACCAACCTGTCGTCGACTGTTCGCGTGTACGCCACCAACTACAACGTTCTTCGTATTATGTCGGGCATTAACTTCGTACTAAACGCTTGCGCTGCGTTCATGTACGGATTTGCATTAGCAAATCACCTGTGCTCAAGAGCTAGCTGCCCTGCGATCAAGCAGGGACAAACAGTATGACTAGCTAGTGGTGTTGGAGAGATCCAGCGCCGCAAGATGACCTGGTTGCGGGAAACCCCTTACAGCCTTTGCTACTCACCTTCCATGGAAACATGTAAGGAAATCCAGGGTAATGACCTCGGATATAGTAAAAACGCAAAGGATTGGGCAATCCGCCGACGAGTTTCTAAGGCCGCTATGATAGGCTATGAAACCGTTTCAGAGACTGCAAAGGCATCGGTATTCAATGAGGGTCTAATCAACCTGAGAATGCTTAAGGTACAGTCCAGCCTCCTTGGAAACATGGAGGGAAATACCACTTGGGGTGGTCTTGCTTACTCGAACTAAGTACTTTACTTGGTTTTGTACTACGTTTTGTATTACAACTAAAAAAATAACAAAAATAAATATATTTTTTAATTCCGATGATCGGTAGATAAAAAATATATCCCAAACGCACTAAATTTGACCAACCATACATTTTATCATCTACGGCATATACAAGAATGACCTGTCAAGCCCCGATTCAGCAAGGAGCGAGAAAGGGTGAACTCTGTGGAAGAGAAACGACAGAACAATACTGTTCCAAGCATAAACGTCAGGCAATCATGGATAAAGCCAAGCAGGACAATATCAAGTACTGTGATATTGCACGTGGATGTTATACCGTTTTAGCGGATCATGAGGCAAAATGTACACGATGTCTTCATCGGTCCAGAATCAATGACCGAAAGGCGAATGATAAGAAACGACAAGATCCGAATCTCTGTTTGGATTGTGGACGAACCTTAACGGAGGAAATACGAGCCAAAGGAAAGCATGATAAGCCTCTTCGAAGATGTGTTCCATGTTATGAAAAGTTGCTGAAACAAGAAAGTGAAAGACCCGATCGAGAGCGTAATTTCAAAGCAGAAGCATGCACCAATAAGCATGTTATTTGGAATCATTATGTCAAAGGTGCAAAGAAACGTGGTATTCATTTTGCCCTCTCGAAAACTCTCTTTGAATCGTTGATTGTCAAACCATGCTTCTATTGTAATCACAAGAAAGAGGGTGAAGTGAATGGAATCGATCGTGTAGATAATCAAAAGGGATATATGGAAGAGAATGTGGTTCCTTGTTGTGAAATCTGTAATGTATTGAAAGGATCTCAGCATCCACAAGAGTTTATTGATAAGATGCAGGCGATTCATGTGTACCAGACAACCAATCGGCCGATTTTGGATGCATTGGTAGAAAAATGGTCGACAACCTATCGATCCAAAACAACACCAAGCTATAAAACATATGAAAAGGGAGCAAATACACGAAATATTTCGTTTGAAATATCTGAAATCGAATTTTCAGAAATGATCAAGCAATCATGTTATCTATGTGGATTATCTGATAAGAATGGAATTGATCGTTTTGATAATTCAAAGGGATATCTACTAGAGAACTGTCGCCCATGTTGCGGGCATTGTAATCTAATGAAAAAGGATCAAACGTATGAATCCATTATTAGAAATGCAGAGCAGATCCATACAAAATATGAGGAATTAACAAGGTGGATCTCTACTAAAGAAGTTGGCATTCGAGCCTCTAAAATAGAATCCAGAATCAAAGTGGAGAATCCAGAAACACAATCCACTATTCCCCTGGAGTACAAACCATTGAATGAAGTCATTCTTCCACAAGAACAAACTCCAAATGATATTCGACAATTGTTAGAGGAAAAAGAGGAAGCAGTTCCTATTCCCAAACAATGGAAAACCAAACAGATCTACGAGTTCATTCAGGAAAATAAAGAGAACGAATACAAAACCTATTGCGAACAAAATAATACCGTTCAGCCGACATGGAATGAAATATGGATTGCCTTTGTCTTATCAGTCAAAGGGAAGTCTTATCAGGATTCAGAACGAATTATTCGATCATTTGTCGAAAATCTGAGACGGATTCGTCATCATGCACTATGTGCGAAAGACACCGTGGAACGAGAGGATCGAGAACAATGGCCAGCCATAACAGTAGCAAAATCATTTCTGGAGGGAAAGCTAGATAAATTTAAGGCGTATACAGAAACACGTGCTGGAGAGAAACCAGAAGATCCAACATGGATCAAGAGATGGTCCACTTTTGTAGAATCTCTGGAGGAGAACCGCGATGATGCACATGCCCTAAAGAGCACATGTAGCAAATTTATGGCTGCACAACGGATCAAGAAGTATCGTGCATCAAAGACTATGATAAATTTGAAATAAGGTATATCATACAAATAAATAACACAACATAATGGAAATAAATGGCGATAGCTATCATAAACCGCGAGAAGATTGTGCAATTTGTTTGGACGACATTGAGACAGAATGGAGAGAGTTGGAATGTCGACATCGTTATCATAAAAAATGTATAGCAGAGTGGATTGTTGTTCGTGCGAAATGTCCTATGTGTATGAAAAACATAAAGGACAATACGATAGAAGATGAAAATAGTATATGGAATACAGATCCTATTATCATTCGACGATTTGTATTATTTATCGTTCTTATTATGGGTGCCGTTATCGTAACGGTTATATGCAATTCATAATGTATAAAAATTGAATGAATGGTGTTATGATTTGATCATCACACTATGCAGCAAATGAAATCGATAAAAGAGATCATTTCCAAATACGTTCGTACCTTTACGTCCATGGAGATGATCTATCCTAAACTTGGTAGATGGAATGTTAAGCATAACACAACGATGATTCATTTCAAAATAGATCAAGCAAACGCAGATCACTCATGTTCTATCATCCACGAATTTGAGGAACAAAAAGAGGATAAATATCTTTCGTATTATTTGTGAATATTATTTCATTTTACGAATAAATACCTGCGAGTCTTTCATTCCAATATGCTGAATTCTCTTATGGTATCCTGATAAAAATGCGTCGATCCCTTTCTGAGTTAAATCTGGTCCACCCCAACCATAATCATCAAAAATCATGATTCCATCGATTTTCAGTTTTCTAAAACTGAGAACAGCATCTTCCAGAACATATTCAGGTTCGTGATTTCCATCGATGTAAATGACATCAAATGAATTGTCTTCTAGTAAAAGAAGTTGTTCATTTGAATATCCTCGCTTGACAATTATTTTGTCTGAATGTCCTGATTGATCAATATTAGTAATAAATGTATCATATATCGTTTTTTGTTGACCTTTGTATTCAGGATATTCTTCATAATCAATCCACGGATCAATAACATACATTCGACTATCAGGATGAATGCAGTAGGTTTGGGCAACAGACAGTAGATTCGCCCCGTAAAATGCTCCAATTTCAAGATATTGAATTGGTTTTGACTGATATGATTCTACAGGAAGAAAAGAGTACCAATTAGAAGCCAAACGATAATATTTTCCTTGAAATGTGGAAAGAGAAATGGGAGGAGAAACAGGAGAAGAGACAGGAGAAGTGTAAGGGATAATAACAGATGTATTTTTTCGATAAGAAGACCGATTCGACCACGATGTCATTGATATAAATGAATATATTGAAAATAAACAAAACATCACGATTTTAAAATTTGTCGAATGACAACCGGAATATTAGGAAAGATACTTTGCATAAAAATTCCATGCATCCATGTTTATTATGTCATTATTCCTAGAGTGAACATCATTCAATTCAGTAAGGCTTCGTTTCTCTACTGTATCGGCACGCCCCCTTTGAATTTTTTCTCTGAATTCTTCTTCTGATTTAGTATAATAATGATGAATGCATGCAATATCTGTCTTCCCTGATGGATGAAATGGACCGTTAATTGGCTGATAATATGTATCACATGTTGTTCCGCTTCGTAGCATCATATGATGAGGATCATTGAATACCCACGCATATTTCAATTGAATAATTGATTTGATATGATGATTTGGTGTAGCGGCACATCGTGTAAATCGTTTGGTAACCGGTTCAGATTCATAGTGTGTACAGTGATTCGTACCAAACATTATCCAATTTAGACCAACGGCGGAGCATCGCTGATATTGTGATAAAAAGGAAGAAATAGAATCGTGCTTCTTCAATACAATAAATTCATCGATATCGATAAAAGCAGCCCATTGATGTTTTGGGCCAAAATCTTTGATAAATGCGTGATACGCGTCATGCTGTATGGGCTTAGCCACGACTGATTTACCTGGAAAGTGTATCACGGTAACACGATCAGATTGTTTATTTTGAAGCGAATAATCATTACCGTTGTCATAGATATAAATATGATGAAATCCGAGTGATAAATGATAGAGGATCCATTCATCGATATACCGATCTTCATGTAATGCAATTGCACAAATAACAGAAGAGGTTGGCAATTTTTTAGAGAGAGAAGATGGTAGAAAGGATGACATGTCTATGATGAAGTTTCAAATGTATTTTTCAAATGATCTCACATATGAAAAATATTGAACCGGAACTGAACAGGTGATCCGATTATAGGCTCATTGATTCTTTGATTCGATTTGTTATGTTTGAAATAACTGTTTCCAACTCTATATTTGGAATGGGGGTGGTGGCATAATTTCTGTCTTTGCTTAATAATATGTAGATTCCTAGAATATTTTCGGATCCTACTCCAGAATACATATAGAATTGAGAGGAATCTGTATTTGAAACATGAGGTTGAATAGAAACGGGTCCAAATACGGAATTCCATGATGGATGTCCAAGAAGAATAATGAGATTACAAATGGTTGGATCGTTGGCATTATATATTTGACGATATCCTGCGTGGACTTGAAACCCATTGACAGTTGCCCCAGTATAAACGTATCCAGTTATTGTATTTCCACTACCATCTGCACCTGCATTACCTCCTATTTGCCAACCAACTGGGCCAGAGCAACGATATCCAATAACTGTTAATGGGTGAAAGGATTGATCCGCTTGCGGAAGACCATTATTCGGTGCATATATCCAACCAAGACTCACATAATTTAAATTGGTATCCACGATCGTTTCACTCGTTGTTGTATAAGAAATGCGTTCGGGGTAGCTTGAAATATTAGTAGAAGTTAAATTATACAGCGTTCCTGACAATAACCATGGAGTAACAAAATTCGCAGTATCAAACATATCATGTCCGCCATCGGTTATATAATTTCCTCCTGCATCACCATCACATGGATAGGCCCAGAAGTTTGAATTGCGAAATTCGGTCATATAATTTCGAAGATATGCCGCAATGGTATTAAGCGATCCCGTATTACATAAGAGAGAAGGAGAAGAACGAGGCACGGATGGAGTATCGACTACTGTATTGCAATTACAGGCAGGTGTGGTAGAAGAAGAACCGGTGCAGTGTGTATAAATAGGAAGATTTCCTGTTTTGATCTGTAGCATTAGTTCTTGTGATGGGATAGCATAGGTAGGACGCTGCTTATAGAATCCAGCATGAAGTCGGTTTTGGCGTTGTAAAAGAAATGTCGTAAACGACGTATCACGATTTGACATTCTTTTTATCTCTCAGATTTTACTATTTTTTGAGTTCGTTGAACGATATCAAAAAAAAGCAATCTGCTGAGCCGGAATCGAACCAGCGACCTGATGATAACATCTGACTAAACAACTACAGTCATCCGCTCTACCAATTGAGCTATCAGCAGTAGTGAGCCGTATATGGCTGTATCCGTAGGAGATAAAAGAACAGGCGTTTTTACGCAACCGCTTATCGACCTTTCCAAACTTTTAAGATGGCAGTGTCATAACCATTTTGTAAGACCAGCTGGCGAGCAAGATCGATGGTTTGAAATTGTTCCTCAAAGGAGCTGGGATATTTCAAAATATCACCAAAATTGGAATAGTTATCTGCTTGAATGAGACCCTCGTAGGCAACAACCATTCCAAGAACACGTTCGAACATTTCACGATCCGATCGGGTTCGAATGGAAAGAATCAACCTAGAAAAAAGTCCGTATGTTTCTTCTAGTTTTTCAACCACTTCTATATCAACAATACTGGTCGCTCCAAAGCATCCTTTCCATTCGGAATGCTGAATGAATTCTTCAATAACATCGGAATGCTGCAACATGGATAGGAAGGTAGACATTTTTGGATTCACGCTTTTATTCTCAAAATGCCAATGGAAACGAATGGAGCCCTGAAGCTCAGTGTCCAGGAAAACACGATTCATAAACATACTATCATGTAAAAAGACCATACGATCCGCCCATTTGTACTTTAAGAAATAGTGATAGGGTAAAATTTCACCGGCACCGTTGAATTCGCTTTTAATGATCTCTGTATTAACCAATTTACCATTCACCGTATTGATACTGGAATTATCATCAATGATAATAATTTGATTGGTATAGAATTGGCGGATCGAATTATAGCAGGAGATCCACAAATCGTTGTCTCGTGTATTTCGAATGTGTCGTAGAATGACAAACACGTAGGATTTGTCTTGGTAGCGAAGCTCTTTGGCTCGAACCGCAGGAGCGGATTCGATTCGTTGGTTCACGAATTGTCGAGGGTGAGGGATCGGTTCCAATGATGATCGATCGGGATAAACCACTTCGTTTGCAGGTTTGAATCGAAACGACTCCGATAATACAACGGCAGGCTGTTCGACACGGGGAACAATCTCAGGACGAAACTCGGGAGGAATTTGTGATAGGTTTCTCTTTCGAGGAAGGTTCCGATTGGCCCACGAAGACATATGTAGTTCATGTTATTTTTTAATCTCGTTTATTCCTCATCTTATTATTTTATGGACAAAGAGAAATGGGAGCGACCGGATCACGTTTGAATTGTATAGACTTTCACTGGCCTTTATCGGATGGAGGAAGCATTCAAGACAAGATACAGGCATTGGAACAACGTTGTGCAAATATGGAAGCTCAGCATCACACCATGGAAATGAAATATTCGGAAATGGAAACAAAATATGAGCAGGGCTGGGAACAGCAACGATCAAGTATAGACACCCTCGCATTTCGGTTTGATCGTCTTCATTCTCAGTTTGATACTCTGGAGTTGGAACATTGTGCGATTATGGAGAGTGATATGGTCGTACTTCCATCAAAATAAATTTATAAGCTATATAATATAAATGAACGACGTATTTGGATTGAATTATTTTGTATTTTGCATTCTTGTATTGGTCGCGGTCATGTATTTTACCAGACAGCTTCGCGACGAAGCCTTTCAGGGAGAGGAGAAGAAGGAGAACTCTGTGCCAATGGATAAGGTTCCTTCAGCACAGGTTCCCTCTGACCAGGTCAAGGATGTAAATGCACGTCCGGATCAGGAATTAGAGGATCAAATTCAGAAAAATCTAACAACGAAGGCGTTGATGGACATGACCGAATCGGGAACCTTTCAGAGCGATTTTGCACCGGCATAACGTTGTTCAAGCTCATCTGATTCCCATTGGATGCTCGGTGGACCGTCTGGATACATTTCATAGGGGATAGCGGATTCAGTCGGTTTATCAAGAGATAAAAGGAGACGAAGGGATGCAAGACGTCGATCAATCGGATTTCGAACATGTTTACATTGGGTACGCCCCAATTGTTTCCAACGCCATTCGAATTGAAGAGCCGTTCGCCACTCAGGAAGTGCCACTGAACAGGCCCGTTTCCAGATAAGACCCTGTGCAACACGCATTCCGGTTGCATGAGCTCCACCCTTGATTTCCTTATTGTGCTGACGGAGACGTCGATCGAGATCTACTGTTGCCCCAATATAAGTCTGACCTTCATCGGTATACAGAAAATAACAAAATGCACTCATTACTCTATTATCGTATGTATGATTTAAACCATAGATACAATAATAATATACTATGCCAAAGACAACGATTGTATCGGCCTTTTTTAAGATTCCCAGTAAACAATCCTATTCGTCTTATCAAAACCATTTGAATCGATTTTTTCGATCCCTTCGATGTCCTACCATCTTCTTTACCTCTCAAGATGTCTTTCAGGATATTCAAATGATGGGGCATGACCTTTCTCTTGTTCAATTCATTATTATGAATGCAGATGATTTTAAGGCATGGGACAGAGGCCGTGATTTTTGGAATCGCCAGAAGGAACGCGATCCTGAATCATATCATACTCCTGAATTGGCGGCAATCTGGTACGAGAAGAAAGAATTTGTTATTCGTGCACTAGCCCTAACCGACGCCGATGAGTTCATATGGTGTGATGCAGGATGTGTTCGCAATGATGAATCGGAACGTGCTTTTCTCTATTTTGGTTGCCGTGAGATGCCGTTAAATGATAATACATTGCATATCCAGCAGATTAGCAATCAACCGTTTCGACCCTATTATACCTATCCATCGATTAAATTTGCTGCGGCGATTATCGCTGGGAATCGAACCGCATGGCTCCAATATAAATCAATATACGACATGGTTTTAACCGATTATGATAACGCGGGTATATCAGGAGATTCTGATCAGCATATTATGGCAACATGCTATGACCGTCAACCCACTTGGTTTACTACCCATACCCCTAGATGTACTCATATCGATCATTGGTTTTTCATGTTAGAGATACTATAATATAAAGGATAGAACATGAGACATCGTAAATGGAACAATTGATCATTTACGACGTCTCACGCCAAAAGATACGTATCGGTCGCCCATATGATGGCGGATATGTTGTGTTCGATCTACAAGGAGGGTATGATGCGATTATTAGTGCGGGAATTTCAAATGATATTAGTTTTGAACAGGCGGTATTGAATTACCACCAAGTTCCGTGCTTTTTATATGATGGAAACATTGAATGCCTTCCAGAGAAGGATTCCCGTATTATCTTTATTCGTAAACATGTAGGAAAGGAAGAGACTGAAACTCTATCCAATCTACATGGAACTTTGAATCCTTATTCCAATGTATTTATGAAGATCAACATCAAAGGTCATGAATTTCGTCTGTTTCCTACATTTTCAGAGGAGCAAATGAAAAAGATCAAACAACTTGTGATTGAAATCCATACACCAAGAGATATTCAGTTGTATCCAGCATATTATAAGGGTCTTTCTGATATAACCAATGATCGTATGTTTGATACGTTAAAAAAGATTAATCGCACGCATACACTTGTCCATTTACATCCTCATAATGGGTGCAAAACGCACTGGGTAGACGGTATCATGCTTCCCAATGTATTTGAATGTACTTTTATTCGAAATGATTTTGTTCATACGAAACAGCCCAATACGGGTTTAATTCCACAATCCATTGATATGCCGAATGTCCCGTCTTTACCGATTGTATTATTTGATCATTACCCATTCGTATTCACAGCATCTAAATGATTATTATAAAATTATATAGTAGTATGTACAATTTGATTCTATGTGCTGTATTTAAAAATGAATCTCATATTTTATCGGAATGGATTCAACATTATCTACAACGTGGGGTTGATCATATCTATTTAGTAAATGATCATAGTACCGACGAGTATCTTCCTATCATAGAAAGATACAGTGATAAAATAACATTACAACATAATGATATCATATCGACAAATATAGGTCGTCAAGTACAAATTTATCAAAAATATTTTCGACCCATTTTACCGACATCAAAGTGGGCTATGGTTCTTGATCTAGATGAATTTTTATACAGCCCTACGAATCAGTCGTTCAAAGATATATTAGAATTATATCCCACCCTTGCTCAAATTAAAATAGATTGGCTCCATTTTGGGAGCAATGGTCATGAGATACAACCACTTTCGGCGGTTGCTGGATTTACAAAACGATCTCCCTTTTCAAGATCAAATGAGTATTATTCATATAAAACAATATTTCAATCTGCATTGTTAAATGAATTTGGAATTCATGAACATCGTGTAAAAGGATTGACTGGTCATTTAGCGTACGATGATGTGAAACCACCTTCACTTGTTATCAATCATTATAATATTCAGTCGAAGGATTTTTATATTAACATAAAAGGGACACGTGGAGACATTAATAATTGGTTTAATCATATTAGACTTGAAAGAAATACCAAATTATTTGAAAAGTTTGACCGAAACGAAGTAGAAGATCTACGACTGTTTCATCAAAATAGACAGTTGGTCGATCTGTCATCTATGGTATCGGATAAAGATGAAGTAACCTTAGTTATAACATCATGTAATCGTCCTCATCTATTAAAGAAAACTCTTGCATCTTTTGTAAAAAAGAATACTTTTCCAATTCATAAGACATTTATTATCGATGATTCTGGGCAAATTGGATGCAATGATGCAGTGATCGAACCCTATCTCAAGGATCTTTCTATCACATCGCTGTATAACAAGACAAACATTGGTCAAATTGAATCGATTGATAGGGTATATTCTTATGTTCGAACCAAATGGATTTTTCACTGCGAAGAAGACTGGGAATTCCTAAAACCTCAATTTATTGAGAAATCCATGAAAGTATTTCAAGAAAACCCAGACGAACGCATCTACACGGTATGGCTTCGTCCACATCATTCTACGTCGGCTCATCCTATTATGAAGGATTCATTGAATCGAGGATATTACCCTATGAAAAAGGATTATAAGTATGAATCTGAAGGGGTGGTTTACATATGGGGCGGGATAACATTCAATCCAGGGCTACGAAAAACAATGGATTGCCTGCTTCATCATCCTTATATGACATGCTGTGAAAAAATGAAATATCGTGGAAAGGAATATGTAGGTGAGTATACCGTTAATAAGAAATATGTCGAATCTGGATATTATAGCATGATTCTGTCGGATCCATCGGGTCATGTAGATCATATTGGGTGGAATGATCATATTAAAAGAGAATGGGAATGATTATGAATAACTAGCAAATTATTATCGTATGGATTTCGCTTGGACGGTATGGCAATCATATTAAACGAACAGGATGGATATTTTTTCTCCCATTCTTCGATTTTTGTAAGAAATAGATTCATTTCACTGAATAAGATATCCTCAATGATATAGTATCCATCAGGGTTTACCTTATGAATACTGTTTTCAAAGAAACAGACATTTGCCTCGAAGGTATGAAGACCATCCTCGATGATAATATCAAAAGGATCTTCCAATTCGGGCTGTTTCCACAACTCTTGAATGATCGTAGGATTGGTTTGGTCGCAAAAAAAGGTACGAATTCGATCGGTTTGAAAAAGAATATCACGATCAATGTCCGCTCCATAAATCGCAGACCGTGGAAAGAATTCACTCCAACCATACAAGGATGCACCTGGGCGACCTCCAATACCCATATTAGATGGAATAGAAGGATTATTGGTTCCAAGACCCAATTCAAACAATCTTAGAGGGCGATCTTGCAGATCTTTAAATAGCGAGTAATAGACGGTGGTGTAATTGTGCCAGGAAGATTGAATATCAGAGCTCCCTTTATCACTCTTATTTCGTCCCATAATGGAGCAAAGAGGTGTTGCTTTGGTTTCATCAAATGTCAGATTCATCTAGCACACCATAGGTAGGTGATCTTTATATATTCGCATGACTAGCTAGATCATGGCATCGATTCTAACCACCGTGGATTGCTGTGCTTGTGCACAAGAGGCAGGTTTGAAGACCTTTGTAGTGAATGACACTACACTTGATGTATTTAGTTCCGATGTTAAATGTCTAGAAAAATGGGCATCCGCGAATGATATAACCTCCCCGATCACACCTCATCAATTAAGACCGCATATTGTTTCCTATACTGATCTGCTTAGACCTCGTTCAGTTGGCGTTCCCTATTTTTACATGAATCATGTGCGTTCTATTTATGATACGCCTAATCCAAGTACCGCCAATGTTGTTATTGGAGTCGTATCATTTGGAGGAGGCCTCTACGGAACAGTAGATTCAAATGGTGTTCTAACCAATGGAGATGTTCAGACCTACTGGTCTTCCATTGGAATTCCAACTCAAAATCATCCGCGTGTCATCGTGGTCCCCATCAATGGTGCAACCAATTCTCCTAACTTCAATGATGGTGGTTCAACCATCGAGAATACCATCGACGTGGAAACACTGGGAGGAATGTGCCCCAGTGCAAACCTAACTATCATCCTCTATATTTCTCCGAATTCACTCAGTCAATTTGCCAATCTGCTAACGTACATGTACAATACGAATATAACCGTTGCAGGTGTTTCTTATAAACCAACCATTATTTCGTGTTCATGGGGTGCACCAGAGATTTACTATGGAGCATCTCTCCTTTCAAGTATCAATTCGATTATGACAACGATAACAAATGCTGGTATTAGCATCTGTACCGCAACAGGAGACTACGGATCAAATAATGGTGTAGGTGGTTCAGGAAATTATGTTGATTTTCCCAGTTCAAATCCGAATTCAACTGCGGTGGGAGGTACAACCCTGGTCTGTCCCAACAACGTGTACGATAGTCAAACCGTGGAAACCACGTGGTCTTCAGGCGGTGGCGGTATTAGTACATCCTATTCAAAACCTTCCTATCAGAGTTCGCTGACTGTATCAGGGCGTTCGATTCCCGATGTTGCCTCTCTAGCGGATCCAAGCACGGGTGTAGTATTCAGAATTAACAGCAACTTGTACGTTATTGGTGGAACGAGTGTTGCCGCACCGATTGTTGCTGGATTTCTGGCGACCATCAATTGCCGAGTGTTTATTAATCCATATTTGTACCGAGCTCCATCTAACTGCTTTCACGATATCATATCGGGTTCGAATGGTGGATATTTTGCAGGAGCTGGATACGATAGTTGTACAGGAAAAGGGTCGATTCATGGAACCAATTTGGCGGCATATCTTGCCTCTGAAATTGCACCCACTCTTATTTTTACTATAACGGTCAGCCCCAGTACAGTTTCTATGGCAATCGCACAAACACAGCAAATTCGCACGACCATTATACCGTCGAATGTTGCCAATAACACACTTTCGTGGTCGTCTAGCAATACAAGGGTTGCAACCGTATCTAGCTCTGGTCTTATCACATCGGTTGCAGCGGGTTCGGCCATCATAACGGTCCAAGCAACAGATGGATCAAATGTATACAATACGGTGGCTGTATCCGTATCTCCAAATCCTATTTTAATAGCGGGTATAACATTGATTCCAGGCTCTACTACGCTGGCTCCTGGAGCGACCGCACAAATAACAACCGCGATTGCACCCTCGAATGCTACCAACAAAACATTAACATGGTCATCAAGCAATACGTCCGTTGCCACGGTAAATTCATCGGGTCTTGTTACTGCAGTCGCTACAGGAACAGCAAATGTGTTGGCAAGAAGTACAGATGGAACAAATCGAACAGGAACGTGTACAATAACCGTTGCCATTGCCGCCACCAGCATTTCTCTGAATCAAACCACGGCAACCATGCATCCAGGAAATATGTTAACCCTAGTTGCAACGGTTTTACCTTCGAATGCCACCAATAAAACGGTTACATGGAGTTCCAATTCCAGTAATGCGACGGTGGATGGATCTGGAACCATAACCGCCGTTGGATTAGGGTCAGCTGTCATTACAGCCCGATGTGGTTCATTTACCGCTACATGCGTTATATCCATAACCGTTGCGGTTTCATCGGTTTCGGTATCTCCCACCAGCATATCGATTGGAACAGTAAGTACCAGAACAATAACTCCAACCGTTTTTCCGTCCAATGCGGCAAATAAAGCAGTGGTGTGGTCATCTGCCAATCCATCGATTGCAACCGTGTCAAGCTCGGGAATCGTAAGGGGTATCAATACAGGATCAACGACGATTACTGTACAAACCGTGGATATGGCTAGAACGGCGACCGTTGCAGTGTCTGTCGTTGTCAGTGTACAGAGCGTATCCTTGAATTCTACCAGTATTTCACTGACGCGGGGCTCTACATTTCAATCGGTTGCCACCGTTCTTCCAGCGAATGCAGCGAATAAAGCGATTTCATGGCAGTCTGTTATTCCATCTGTTGCAACCGTATCCAATACGGGCCTGATTACAGCGGTTGGAAATGGATCGACAGTTATAACTGTTTCTACACAGGATGGAAACAAATCTGCATCCCTTATGGTACGTGTTTCTACCGCGGCGACGAGTGTATCACTTAATCGAACCACGTTAACCCTGCCAAGAACGGGAACGTTTAAATTGACATCTACGGTTCTTCCTAATACCGCAACAACCAAGACGGTTTCATGGTCTTCGAATCGTACCGATATTGCAACCGTTTCTTCAACAGGCCAGGTCCGTGGTATGGCAACAGGAACCGCAACCATAACGGCTACTACAACCGACGGAGGATTTACAGCATCTTGTATCATAACCGTACTGTAATCTAAAGAATCATTATCGTATCAAACACAATGTCGATCGTCTCGGTAAACATTTTGGGTGGACTTGGAAATCAGTTGTTTCAGATTGCAACCGCGTATGCGTATGCCCGCAGAGAAAAAGGAACACTTCAACTCGAACATATTCAAACGAATGGGAATCGGCCGTTATACTGGGATACACTTCTTCATCGTGTACACCCCTATCTGGTTCAGAACCTTCCTTCGATGGATTCATGGTATGAGCCAGGACCGACCAAGTTTGGAGAGATCGGTCCACTTTCATCCTCTGGAAAATACCTTCGCGGATATCTGCAAAGTTCCAAGTATTTTTATAACGATGAGATCAAAGAAGAAATTCGAGAACTATTTCAAGCCCCTTCTCATCTCGTAGAACAAGTTCAAGCCAAATACAAGGATCTGATAGACCAAAAAGATCGCGTGGTCATTGTTCATTGTCGTCGAACTGATTATATAACGTTTCAGCACGTTCACGGGCCTCTACAGGCGAGTTATTATCAGGGAGCACTTAAGATGATGCTAGAAAAGGTACCGAATCCCATTTTCCTTCTTTGTGGGGATGATTCGTCCTTTTGGAATGAGATTCGTGAGGAGATTAAGCCGGTTTGGGAGCATGAATATCGAATTCTAGACGAAACCGATATTCATACGTTTATTTTACTACAGCAATTTCAGAATGTCATTATGTCTAATTCTACATTTATTTGGTGGACGACATGGCTTTCGAAGGCAAAGAATGTTGTTGTTCCATCCACCTGGTTCGGTCCATCTGGCCCAAAGGAGTGGGAGGATATTTATGAGCCCTCTTGGAACCGCCTGTAATTCTAACACCCATATCCCGTTACACGACCTTCGATATCTGAATAATTTCCATATTGATATCCGATGGCAGGAAAAAGGGCGTACCAATTTCCAAGAGGCTGAATTTTTGTCCAATAAATATCAATGCAATTCTTCTCTGTCTTTCCATTTCGCTCCATATCATAGGTTGCTTCTTGGATATTTTGAAGAAGATCGGGAATATAATGACGACGAATCATGTAGGAAGATGTGGTTTGAGAGAACAACACCTTTTTAACGGAATCGTTCATGGTGTCAACATATCGTATATAATGGTGATTATAGGAAAATAAACCTACGTCAAATCGAGGTGCATGTTTAAATATCGATCGGATAGATCCATTGATTTCATCGCTTGAGTCAGAATGAAACGTAAAATCATCCTCTAGCACAAGAACGGTATTCCACTCAGGATGATCTAGTGCATAGCGAAGAGCCTTGATATGGCTCAGTCCACATCCAAGTGCACCAGGATTACGATAAATGGCATCAATATGGTGAATTTTGGAGTCGTCCTTACAGAATTTATGTATCTCTTCGATAATATGCCGCTTTCGATCCAGCCGATGTTTTAGATTGATATACAGGATCGCATCGATCGATTCCATTTAGGCTAGTATTCACCTTTTATCTTTATACCCGATCACGCAAAAAGGAGAATCCCTTCTTTTTATAAAAAAGGAACATTTCATCGAAGTTGGTGTTGCCCATAGAAATGGCAACATCCTCTGTTCCATACTTTCTAGCTAGATCAGGTAAGCTTCCATACAAATCATAATCGTAAGGAGGGTGGGGAGGAACATAGGTTTTGACGCCGATCTGCTGAAAGGCATAAGACAGACCCATATCCTCTCCTGAACGAAACATCATCTTATAATCGGGGACAATCTTGAACAATTCAGGAAGCCATTCTCTACGAAAAAACCAGGAATGACACACCATATCCACTTCTTCTACGTCATATATGGGACCATCCCATCCAATTCGAGGAGCAAAACTGTTGTATTTTTCTGAATCTTTATGAAAGCGCATACCAATGGTTCCAAGTAGACCATTGACTTTCTTCATGGTAGTCAGGCAATTCTCAAACCATCGGCATCCTGGAATGGTATCATCGTCAAATACACAGACGAATTCGGTATTGGCCAATAATCCAGCCGCAAAACGGGCCCACACACCCATATTTCTGTTTGAGTCCATAATAATAATAGAAGAATCGTTTCGAACCTCTTCTGGAATTTCATATCCCTCTGCATAATTCTTCCAGATGATGATTTGCGTAGGAGGGACATTTTGACCACGAATCGCTGCGATCTGCTCCAATAGAACATGAGGGCGTTTATAAAAATTAAGGATGACTGTTATGTCATTGCCCATATCATGTCCTTTTGTAAAATCACAGACAGTATGGGAATGAATATCATTTTCACGAATGTAATATCGATTGGAAGACTCTTTGGTATAATGATCAAGGGAAGATCCCACATCGATGAATTGATTGTTAGGAAACATTCGGTGTAGATAAGGGATGAGAATTTTAGAAATGGGACCCACTGAGAGGACAAAGGTGCACACCTCATGATTGTAGGCGAGGATCGTGGAAACCCACTTCGATAGATTCATCAGAAAGGAGACTTTATCACGATCCCACGTATTAACGAGTGTTGTTTCGGTGAAGAAACGCTGTTTAATATTGAGAGGTGTATCGATCCTCGTTCCAGGACCAATGTAGTACAATGGATGCTTGGATTGGATCAGATAATTGGTAAATGGCTTCCAATTTTTATTACAAAGTACAGTCGCATAGGTCATCTGTTCATCTGTAAACTCCCATGTAGCTTTGTACCATCCGATAATTTTGTCTCCATGACATCCAGGGCAAGGAACTCCCACATAAAAATTGGGCAATCCTCTCATCGATTCCTTTACGCCAAAAAGATCCTCCCTAAGAGACCCTCCTTTGAAATCCCATTCATCCTGCGTATGAAATGTTTCATTCTGCATGATCAAATATTCTCCATCTCCTGGACGAATTAAGGCAAACGGCTCATGTTCTTTTAGCTTTCTAAGGAAAACAGATAAATGCTGAACGGAATTCTCTGATCGATCCATTTAGATACGATTCTCAAATTAAGTTTAAGTTCCCCTATCTAAATATCAGCCTACTATTCTATCTTAACGAGATGATCATCGTCTATTGTTTTATCGGGCCATTACCATCGTATGCGGTAGATACCGTTCACCAAACAAGATTATTTTATCAAGGACCCATTTATTTTATCATCAGTGATTTGAAATCACCCCATCTTGCTGCGTTGCAGTCCTATGGAGTGGAATGCATTCCTTATGATGGTTTGAAGGATGAAGCCTTTCACGAATGTATCAAGGAACACAATTCAAAATTCTCCACGATAGAAGGGTTGAAAGGCCGTGAAAACCTTTTCGTCTACGCGTTTGAGCGATTCTTTGTGTTGTATCATGCAATGAAACAGCGAGAGTGGACGGATGTATTATTTCTGGAGCTAGATAATTTAATTTATGATGATCCGCTAAAATGGGAAGAGTCGTTTACTTCACAGCCGATGGCATTTATGTATGATAATGTAAAGCGTTGTGCATCGGGCATTTGTTATATTCAAAATCACGATATTTTATTTGAGTTTACACAATGTTGCTTGGAGTATATTAAGGAAACAGATACTGCAAATGAATTTATGACCGAAATGCAGGCTCTATATTCATTTTGGATGAAGAACCCTGAAAAGGTACAACTGATCCCCATTCATTGGCCAAGCGAACATGTTCCACCTGAGACGTACGAGAATTATCATCGATACAAGAAAACGATTTTCGACGCAGCTGCCATCGGCGTATATATCGGCGGAGTTGACCCCTATCATACCAATGGTCTCATTCGAACGGGTCTCCATTGTATATGGTCCATCATTAATTATACATCATACAAGTATGATTGGAAGGAAGATCAAGAAGGAAGATTAATACCCTACATTTTGAATAAGGACAAATGGATTCGAATCAATAATCTACATATTCATTCGAAGAATTTGAAGCCCTACGTATCAAAATGATTTATTCGCAATCAAAGTTGATGGTAAAAGGATACTTGACAAAACAAAAATCACGCCATGAGGAACGGGGGCCATAGTCGCGATCGTGCTCGCTCCAACCAAAGAGACGTTTGTGTGGAGTTGTAATAAAATCGGGGAAGGGTCTCCATACTTTGTGCTTAAACGTAAAGACAAGATTCATAATCGTCATTTCATTGCATCGGCAAATCGGATAATCATTCATGGTTCGAATCAGTTCCTCCTTCTTTATGGTGTTGAGTAGAGCAGTATCATACATCCAGATACAGTTCAGGAAATAACGCTCTTTTAGAATCGAAGGGTCATATTCCTTGAACAATCTCTGCACCGCTTCTGGATTGCGATCGGTCTCGATGATTCCACCGAAACGCTTTTCCTGGTCATAGGATGGTGCATCATCGGGTGCCATAATCACATTCTCACAAGGTAGATCCGCCAGATACTGGATTCTGTCAAACACACGCAGACCAGAATCGAGATAAATGACACGTTCCCATTGAAGGAAAAAAGAATCAAATACGTGAAACTTATCCCACTGGGTTAGCTTGGTATATTCACGATTGTCGCAGGTGGGGCGAATCGGATGGAATCGATAAGCATCCATGAGCTTGCTGGTATCCAGATGCTCCATGCGAACCGTGGTCAAGCGATAGAAATCGCTGAAATTACGAGGTGCATCAAAACCAACCGTGATGAGTACAAGATCGCCGGTCCACTCACCACGCGATCGAACATCGAGAATGGTACGCTTCGCTTTATGGAAATAACCCTGATCGGTCAAGAGGACAACCGCTGTTTTCATTTAACAAAGATACATACCGAGCGGTTTAGGTCGATAAATTTGACTAGCATGATCGCATAAAGAAGTTTTCAACCATGTCGTTTCTCATCCAGCCCGATCTTTCTACAGCCCCGTCCACTTCATTCGAACATCCCTACAAGTTTCCGCTGGATCCGTTCCAGCAGCACGCTTTCCATGCCATTTCCAAGGATGAAAACGTTCTAGTCTGTGCCAAGACAGGCTCGGGAAAAACCCTTGTAGGAGAATATCAGATCTATCATTCCTTGAAAAAGGGGATGCGTGTGTTCTATACGACCCCCATCAAATCACTTTCCAACCAAAAATTCTACGACCTGAAACACCAATTCACGGAAGCATCGGTGGGAATCATGACAGGAGATATCAAGTTCTGCCCTGATGCCCAAATTGTCATCATGACCACGGAGATTCTTCGAAACTTGCTTTATAAAAAGGGATCGACCACGGAGCATCTGGGGTTGACGGCTTCTTTGTCGATGGACGGAGTGGACGCCATCGTATTTGACGAGTGTCATTACATTAACGACAAGGATCGTGGAAAGGTCTGGGAAGAGACGATGATTCTCCTTCCACCATCTGTATCCATGATCATGCTATCGGCCACTCTGGATCATCCTGAGTATTTGGCACAATGGCTGGGAGAACTCAAACAAAAACCGATTCATCTGATTCAAACTCACTATCGAATGGTTCCCTTGACGCACTATGTTCTGGGAAAAGAGGATAAGATGATCTTGCTGATGGATCCCAAAGAAAACTACAAGCGAGAAGCGTACCGAGACTGGCACCGAGGATACCATACTCTTCAGAAAGAAGTGCAGACGTTCCAGCAGAAAGTGGTGGATTCGAGGCAATCAGGAATCAAAGGAGCCGTTGGTGGAAAGGTCCATTCATCGCATTTCGTTCATCGCCTGAATGAGGTGGCCGAGATGCTTCAAAAGAAGGAATTGCTCCCTGCACTCTTCTTCGTTCTTAGCCGAAAACAGTGTGAGTCGTATGCGAGCAAGATGGAGCACAGTCTTCTGGATACTTCGGACACGGCCGCGGTGAAGCATATCATTTCCTTCCATCTTTATCGACACATGCGAGAACTGGAGAAGATTCCACAGTACCACCAGATCTACGAACTTCTCTGCCGAGGCGTGGCGTTTCACCATAGCGGTCTTCTGCCGATGTTGAAAGAGATAATTGAGATCTTGTTCTCAAAGGGATATGTTAAGATGCTCTTCTGTACCGAGACATTCGCGGTGGGTCTGAACATGCCGACGAAAACGGTATTATTCGCGGGGTTCAAGAAGTATGATGATGCGACGGCGTCCATGCGGATCCTGAGAAATGATGAGTACATCCAAATGGCGGGCCGAGCGGGTCGTCGTGGAAAGGATGATAAGGGTGTGGTCATTTATTTACCGGATCGTGAACCGATTGAACCCGAGGAGATGGAGAAGATGATGAAGGGAATGAGGCCGCCGATTCAGAGTCGCATGGATTTCCACTATGATTTCCTGTTGAAAACGTTGCAAGCATCAGCTCCTAACCAGCCTCTGAAGTGGCTGCAGCTCATGGAACAGAGTTATTGGTTTCAGCAACGCCAACAGGAGAAGCGTGAGATTCAGGCGGAGCTTGACGCGTGTCTTGCAAAACAATCCACGTTGAATTTGGTGGAACCCTACTTGTCAGGATGTCAGAAGAGACTGGTGTTGGAGCAGAGGATCAAGGCGACAGTGAATGCGGAGCGAAAGCAGGTACAGAAAGAGCTGGATAGTCTGAAGAATAGCCAAATGGGCCCGCGATGGAATAAGGCACAGGAGGACTATCAGACCATGCAGACTTTGAAGAAGGAACAAGAAGAAAAAGAGGCGTGGCTCAAAGAATTGAATGATCATAACCAGAATATTCAACCGGTGGTGGACTTCTTGCATCAGATGGGATACTTGCAACACGCGGATGCGTTGACGCTGACCAACAACGATTTGGGGCTAAAGGGAATTCTGGCAACGGAGATCAATGAGGGTCATCCGATTCTGATGACGGAACTCTATATGGATTGCACCTTGCATGACCTATCAGGCGATGAATTGGTATGTGTTCTGGCGGCGTTTCAAGAGCGAAAAGATACGGAAGAACAACCGTCTCTTTCAGATCTTCGTGTGAGTGCCAAGGTTCGTCAGGCTCTACAAACGATGGAACAAATGGCGAATTACTTCAAGGGTTTGGAGCAGAAGGTAGGATATCCAATCGAAGGATACTGGAATACGTCGACGCTTATGGTGGAGCCGATGCTGCGTTGGATGGAAGGAGAGCATTCGTCAGTGCTTTGTGCAGAATATGGGCTCTTTGAGGGAAACTTTATTCGAGCGGTCATGAAGATTGCGAATATGCTGGATGAATGGTTGTCGCTGGCAACGTATTGTCAGCACACGGTTCAAGTGGAGAAGATCATGGAGGTTCGCAGTCGAATTGTACGCGACGTGGTCGTGTCAGATTCACTGTATTTGCGATTGTAATTTATTCCAGGATTTCATAAGGGATTCGATCGACTCGTGAATAGAAGGAATGTCTGGGCTATATTTTTGAAGAAGACTCGTATCTAGCTCGTTGTTAGAACGTTCTGATAATAGAATTTGGTTTTGTTCTTCTATCGTAAAATTCTTCCATGCAAATGATGCGTCGACGTATTTTTTGTACATTTCCAAAATCTCATTATGAGAAATTGTACCTGGATTGGTCATGTTGACAACGCCCGTTTTCTTTTCAGTAGCAAAACGAATCATACATGGAATCATGTCAGGTAGAACGGTCATACTATTGGAAATACTGCAGACTTTTTCATAGGAAGTTATCTTTGTAATAAAATTACGAGGGTGGTGATATCCGACAATCGGCATTCGAATGCGTAGAGTTAGAACAGAATCGGAAAAGAAATGCATGAGCCGATCGGTAAATCCCTTGACGGTAGAATATCCGCTTCCAAAGAAATTAGGTAGACTCTCCTCTGTAAAGTGAGATTCGCCTGGACGATCGGTGAAAATACAACCCGTTCCTAAATATGACACGTGAATTCCATATTTATTACCTAGAATGGCAAGAACCAATGGTGAATATAAATTATCACGAACATTTTCTACGAGTTTACCTTTTTGCTCCAAATAATCAATGGTGGAATATCCTGGTCCGTGCGTTCGTCCAATTAGGCAAAGAATACGATCGGGTGCAGTAGATTGTATTTCTGCTTCGACGTGTTGCTCCTGATCGGCTCGTGCCGATGCTTCGATAACTGTTTCGCCTATCTTTGTAAGATAAGTACATACCATTCCGCCAATCCAGCCTTTTGATCCATATACGAGCCACTTCATTTCTGTGCTTATAGGATCTAATGTGTTTAGACCATTAATAAATCTCAGACAGCAATCTAAAGATATGCACCCACTATATCATAAAGATGGCAACCTGGTACGAACTCGAGATTTTACCGCAAGATCCAGCCTTGGAGTTTTATCCAATCGCTCTGATGAACCGTTCGGATGAGAACGCCGGATTTGATTTGTTTACGTCTAAATCGCTGCAAGTGGAGACGACGCCACAGTTTGTTCCATTTGGTATTTCTGTGCGTCTACTGAAGGTGGAGCCGATGCCACATGGAACGTCGAATGAGTATATCAAGACGGATAGCCATTTTCTTCTGATGCCGCGTTCGTCTATCTATAAGACGGGTCTGATGATGGCCAATTCGACGGGCGTGATTGACAAGAGCTATCGCGGAGAGCTCAAGGCACCTGTGTGGTCCATGACGGGCAATTCCACGGTCCAAAAGGGCGATCGTTTGTTCCAGATTGTGGCACCAGATATGGGTTGGATCCGTCATGTTCGTTTGGTGGACTCACTTCCGGATACGGAACGTGGTGCAGGCGGGTTTGGATCGACGGGCAAGTGAAACGACTAATAAGTGAAATAACAAATAAGTAAAACGTCTTACAAACAATTGATAAAATATAAGAACATTGATTCGTATCTTTTATCAAATTAAATACAGATGATCAAATAGATATGTCTAAGGTGGCTGCATCTGGTTCGCCCCCTGCATCAGACGCCGATACAATACGCAAACTCAATCAAATTATCAATCTAATTGATTGTCCAAAAGATCTGAATGACAGTGGAGTGGAAGTATGGGAAAACAGCGGCACTTCTCAAAGAAACACAATTGAAGGCAATTTAGCCATCATGATTGCTCAATTATTTGTTGATCCTACTGTTAAAACCACTGCAATTGCCATGTCACTTATTAATGCAGTATTTGGAGAGAACAATCACTATAAAGTCATTGGAGATGACAAACCAAAAATGAACGAAATCATTTCAGACGATACAACAATTAAACAATATCTCGACGATAAAAATAACAAAGTAGAAATTGTGCGTCTAAAGCATTCCACGGGTTCAGGCGGAGGATTATCTGGATTTTTTGTATGTCAGGACAATGGCCCAAGTGATGTAATAGTAAATCCGATTTATTTAATAACAGGTGGATCATTATTGGATCCTGCATCACGAACAACCTCTGGTGAAAATGTTCGTTATTTATTTCCAGGTTGGAGAGGGTTAAAGATGGATACAGATGATAATGGTGTAGAAAATCCTCCTAGACTACTTAATATGGCAGACAAACTTCCTGGAAGATATATTGAGATGTTGAATATGGAAGGTTGTATTAACGTAGTAGAAGAATATCCTATTACAATCACTCAGAATGTTCCTGCTAGTTCTTCCGCAGCAGCTGCTGCTCTTCCTACTGGTTGGAAAGCAACCATTAAGATGAGAGATGGAGATTTGGAGGGAAATTTTGATAATAAAATGCAGGCAATTAGTGTTGAATTTAAGGGGAATGATACAAAGAATAGAGCGTTAGCTGATATGATTAAACGCCTACCAAGAGATGTAGACATCATAAAAGGTAAAAAATTTTTATTAGCAAAAGAATTGGGAGATACGCTACAAGTGTTATGGTTGAAATACATTTGTGATTTAGAGGGAATACCTCCACCAAGCTCTTCAGTTGCACAAGGCTCTGCTACTGCTGCTACTGTGACAGGTGGTCAACGCGGTGGAGCGGTTAGAGAGGAAAAATACGACTATGCAAATACATGTGTTATCACCACTGATATTCCACTTAAATGGCGTGCCATTGTAAATGGAGTTGGTGTAGTTCACACTGGTAAAGACGGTACATTTTATTATAAACCACGTGGAAAGTTAACTGATGCACAACAAGGGTATGTTAATACAGTACTAAAAACAAAACTAATGGAAGAACTATTAAATCATAATGAAAGTATCATGAATGCAATTCAAGATGTAATTATTTCGAAGTTTGAGGGATCCCAATGGGTTGGAGAGGTTTCGTGGAATCTAAAACAAGTATTACTTGCTAGAAATTATTTAACATCTATTCTCAATTCTTTAAGATTAGAAAATAATAAATTTGCTGTTAAGTTAAAAGCGGATGCGGCAAATACAGCGGTAACTGTACAAAAAGTAAAAGATTATACTAGCACTCGATATTTTGTATCTCCATTTGTTATGAAAAAAAATAGATATCATCCTCTTCGTTGTGTTCAGCCAATTTATTCTAAATCTGATGCAGAAGATGATTCTAATACTATTATAATTGGACCAATTCTACCTAGCACAAATTATAAACGTCTATCTGAGGATTTAAGTGGAGCAGCACCAATGGCAGCACCAATGGTAGGAGGAGCAAATAATATATTTGATAATTTTATTATTGAATGTTGGAAATATGCAAAAAATCAAGGATCGATTGAAAAACTAAAAAATGTGTATCGTGCTTATCACAGCGTGGGTATGGTATCTGATTTTAATTTTAATAGAATTCAACGTGAAGCCAATGCGGCTGCTTTACCTGCAAATGCGGCTGCAAATGCTCCTGCCAATGCGGCTGCTTTACCTGCAAATGCGGCTGCTTTACCTGCCACTCAGGCTATAGCTGAGGTTGGTGATGAAAAAGAAGAAGAATTAGACGTTCAAATAACAGCCTCAAGAGGTGTGGCAAATGCTGCTGATGCAGCGGCAGAAGCAGCGGCAAAAGCAGCGGCAGCAGCTATCTCTAATTCTGCTAATGCGGGTATCTCTAGTGCTGCGTCTTCTAGCGATGATGCTAACACGGTTCAACAAGCAACTCGTTTAGCAGAAGCAGCGGCAGAAGCAGCGGCAGCGGCAGAAGCAGCGGCAGCGGCAGATGATGGATCTGAAGACACACTAGGCGAAATCAACCGAACATTCGAACGATCTATCACTGAAATAAATGGTCATGTAAATAAATTATATGGAATATTTAATAAAGATAAAGTACCCCAGCCACGCGATCAAACACGAATCCCGTGGGCTATTCTTGGTAAGGATGAAACAGATCCACTGTATACAAGACAGATGAATCAATATCTAAGAAAAACAATGATTTCTAATACAACGGATACATTTAGTCCAAATGAACAGAGTGCAATTGACGATAATGATAGTTGCTATCGTGTCTTAATTCGTAATATTGTTGAATATCATAGACGTAGAGTTCCAATTCAAATACCTAAAACGCGTACCGCGACCGCGACCGCTTCTGCTTCTGCTTCTGCGGCTGCTGCACCAAGAAATAACTATGAATCTCAAGAGCAAATATATATTGATGCTCTTCAAACGCAATTGGTTAATCATATGAAAAGTAATGATCGAAGAACCCATCTAACGATTGGAGCCAATCAAGTAATACCCCCTGATGATATAAAAGCTCCATTTAACACTATTTTCGTTTTTTATTACGTGTATACATATTATCCTGAATTTTTTACATTTGGAACCATGATGAGTATCGGTTTATTAGAATTTAAAAATTTTGAATCTGAAGCAAACTTGTACTATTCAATGATGGGTGATATAGCACATTTTGATGATAATGGATTGTTTCATTATGATGAGACAGAGATGAAAGTTAGATTTAGAAATGCACATGCACAATTTGAAACGGATTGTATTAGAATAACAAAAACGTGTATTAAATACACACGTTATTTTATCGAGAAATATCCCCAGGTTGCAACACAATCCTTAAAGTTATTTATTAATTTATTTACACATAAACCACTATCTGATCTTATGACGAGTGTAAATAGAACACAACCTCAATTACGTGCTCTTAACCTTCCTACCATGAGTGGTGGAGGTAATGAAATTGATCTTCTTCCTATGGCTACTGATATTGCCATGAACATGTATGAATTGCACTATTCTCTTCGCATCAATGCAGCATATTCAGATCGAAAGATGGAAGATCTCTATATGGAACGAGGTCGCCAAATTTTCTGGTATGAAAAAGCGATTCAAGAGATGAATGCTGAAAATGCATCCGATCCTTATCGTCTTGCCCTTCTAGAGTACGAACGTCATATTCTATGTAAACAGTTCATTGAATTACCTGTGGTTAAAGCAGAATTTCTAAAAATACAACAAAAACTATCACGTTCTACATCAAGTCGTTCTACAAGATATAATACTATGACAAAAGCATTGCCAGTTGGAATTACAGCAGGCGGTAGTCGATTCAAGAAGACAAGAAAGAATCGTAAACTGAAAAAACTAAAACAGTCCTACAAGAAAAGCAAAGCAGCCCTTCGTAAGTCTAGAAAACATTAATCTCGACCTAAATATATAACGATGATCTATTATCAATGTCTTTCTATATTGATAATAGTTGGAAAGAAGGAAATGTATCCTATGTTTGGAGAGATATCACCCGTCTGGATTCGATCATAACGCACCGAAAAACCCATGTAGAAATGATCCATCGCCCTGACTGGGGTGTCGCCTGTTATATGGACGGCGATATTCAAAGTTGTGAACTGGACGAAGGATTATACCACGAATCACTGGTTCATCCTGTCATGTCCAGTGTGGTCCGCCCCAAACGAGTTATGATTGTAGGAGGCGGAGAAGGTGCTACCGCACGAGAGGTACTAAAATGGCCATCCGTGGAACACGTGGATATGTATGAATGGGATGAGGATGTCGTTCGGCTCTTTCAAACGAAATATCCCCAATGGGCCAAAGGAGCCTGGAAAGATCCGCGACTTCATCTCCATTTTGAAGATATCTTTGAGAAAATCATGACACCACCCGAAGAACTCTATGATGTTATGATCATCGATTTAATTGAGCCCGATACAGATAATATGGAATTGTGGACGATGCTGATTCGTCAATTATCGTATTGGATACGCCCCACGGGATCCATTTCGATTTATTCTGGAATTCGTACGATGGGAAGATCAGAACAACCGTATCAGGCGTTATCCGAATTGATTTTGAAACAATCGGATCAGAACGTACTGTTTTACAGGACCATCACCCCTTATCACTTTTTCCTTCCTTGTTTCTTAACGGAATGTACTTTTCTTCTTCTTAGCTTCTCTCCTGATATCACTGTCGATCCCACTATTCCATCGCATCTAACGGAAAACATATGGAAATCGTATACAACATTTAACTGGTAGATGGAGTTTTCCATGGCGTATAAACAACAGCGTCTTGTTTTACAGGGATAACCTTCGGTACGATCTGCGATTCTTCCTTGACAATTGGCTGAAACGTTCCTCGATCTTGTTCTTCGCGTAATCGGATGAGTTCGCTCAGACTTTTCTGATTCTCTTGATGCAATGCGGCATTGCTGGGTTGGTCCGTATTCACTTTATGTTTATCAAAACGTCTCATACCACAAACGAATCGTCCACTCATGTTCAGCTTAAAATTTGAGTAGAAAATTCAGGTACATAAAAACCACAACGATGGAGCACTTGAAACAAATGTGGGGAAACCCCGTCGAAGAGCCCCCATCCTATCCACGCGGCATTCTTCAAACGAAAGACTACAACCGCTTCCAGCTTTTATCCGATACAGGCGATCTTCTTCTTGAGTTCGAGGGATCCAAGAAAGCCAACCGATGTTTTCCAGGAGATCATGTGGGATGGGTCAACGATCAGTGTGTCTTAGAATTGCGGGATCAATATCCACCGATTGTCGGAACACTGGAACTAACTAGCAAATCTACGTATGGTATGACGAAACGAGGAAACATGATGTATCTCTTTACTCCCTATGACAAACGCTATCCACATTTCATCGTGGGATCATCGGAGAAGGATCGGAGTCAGAATCGGATTGTTCTCATAACCTTTGAGGATTGGAAGGGAACGTTTCCACGAGGATCCATCCAACAAACCCTTGGATCATCGGGAGAAGAAAAGGCAGAGCGAGAAGCGTTGATCTGGCAGGCATGTCCATGGCGATATCCCGTTTACGATTATGAGGTGAAACTTCATTCCACTGCGGAACGTCGGGTCATAACGGGCTACACCTTTCACATCGACCCAGAAGGGTGCAAGGACGTGGACGACGTGTTTACGTTTGAACCGGTCGAGGAAGGATGGAGGGTGATCATCACCATCAGTGATGTGGCCGCTTATGTGGAAGATGGAGATGCAGTCGATATCATGGCATCCCTGATTGGTCAAACCCTGTACGATATAAACGGCCGTGTCATTCGCCCGATGCTTCCTTCTGCGTATTCGGAGCAGGCATGTTCGCTTCTTCCAGGAAAGGATTCGTATGGAATCTCATTTCCGTTCCTATGGACGGGAAAGGAGATTATCAAGGAGCAGTGGTTTCATTCCAAACTTCGTGTTTCCGATTCGTATACCTATGAAGAGTTTCAAGATGCCGATTCGCCCTATAAGAAACCCCTTCGTGATTTGGCATCCTATTTGGCCAAAGAACTGGTCGAGGATTCTCATCAGTGGGTGGAACAAATGATGATCTTCTATAATACAGAGGCAGGCAGGCTTTTGAAACAGTCTGGAATGGGTATTCTGCGGCGACATTCAGCACCGAATCGGGAACGCTTGGCAAAGTATGAGGAGCATGTTCCAGAGCTTCGTCAGCTTGCCTTTTCGTCAGCGGAATACTGTTTGTCCGAAGAAAAGGATACACAGCATTATGGTCTAGAAACGGACACCTATGCTCATGCATCGAGTCCCATTCGTCGATACGCGGATCTTGTTAACCAACGCGTATTATCTCTCTTGATTCAAGGATCGCCATACCGATTTATTGTTCCACAGGCGATGTATGATATGAACGTGCGAGGAAAAGCGATCAAGAGGTATGCGAGGGATGTATGCTTTCTTAACGCCATTCTGACGGGTCAGACGGAGTATGATGGAATTATCATGGAAGTCCTTCCGAAATCAGCGGGGTGGGTAAAACTCAAAGTTTATGTTCCTGAGTGGAAACGCATGGTATCTACCACCTATCGTGCGTTATCTGATAATGTGCTTTTGTCCCGAGACGAAACTCATGAGATTGATTCTACGTTGTATCGATCCGTTCGAATCAAATGTGCGTTCTCTCCCAATGCAAGGAACTGGAAGGAACGCGTGGTTGTGCAATTAACCTAAATGACGCCATAATGATATAGTACAATATGAAACAGAAATGCCCAATGCTAATAATGGTGGATCGACGAAATTATCTGATTCGACCATTCTTTGAATACATTCCTTATTTTTTACAAAAGATCCGAAATTCATAAATTTGAAGCTCAAAAGAGTTTAGAGCTTAGACAACAATCTCTATCTCCAAGACAGAATGCCAGCCGGTTTCAATCAACATTCTTCAGATATCGAATCGGTCGTGGGTGTTCAGTTCAGCATCCTTTCTCCTGAGGAGATCGAGCGGAGCTCGGTGGTAGAAATTACCACGCATACACCCTACGAAGGAAATGAACCCAAGATCGGCGGTCTCTTTGATCCGCGTATGGGTGTCCTGGACAATGGAAAAATCTGCCGTACCTGCGGCCAAACCAATCATAACTGCCCCGGCCATTTCGGACATTATCGCTTGACTCGTCCCGTGTACTACATCCAGTTCCACGGCATGATCATGAACGTTCTGAAGGTCATTTGCATTCGCTGCTCCAAACTTCGTATTGACAAAACTCTACAAAAGAACAAGGATCTCCTTCTACGAAAGGGCGAGGCTCGTTGGAAGGAAGTTCTGGCACTCTCGTCGAACATTAAGCGTTGTGGTCAAGAGTGCGAGGACGGTTGTGGTGCTCCGCAGCCGGATAAGTTTACACGTGAAGGGATTGCTCGTATCGTGGCACACTACAATGACTTGAAGCAACAGCAGCCGTTGGAAGTCGAGTATGTGCATCGTCTGTTCCGCCGCATCAGCGACGAGGATGTGGATTTCATGGGTCTGAGCCGCTTCTGGTGCCGCCCTGACTGGATGATTTGCACGGTTCTTCGCATTCCTCCGCCGCAGGTTCGCCCGTCGGTTGTACAGGACAACAATCAACGCTCCGAAGATGATCTGACGCACAAGCTTGTTGACATTATCAAAAACGACAAAACTCTTCAACTAAAAATCGAGGGTGGATCGAACAAGAATGTCATTGATGAGATGACAAACGTGGTACAGTACCATGTCGCGACGCTGGTGGATAATGAGATCCCTGGTGTTGCACCCTCTGCACAGCGCAGTGGCCGCCCCTTGAAGTCCATTCAGCAGCGTCTGGGTGGCAAGGAGGGTCGTATCCGCTACAACATTCAGGGTAAGCGTGTCGAGTTCTCGGCACGTTCGGTTATTACACCCGATCCGAACTTGAGTGTTGCTGAGATTGGTGTTCCGTTGGAGATTGCGATGAACCTGACGAGCCCCGAGCGTGTGACGCCCTACAATCTGGAGAAGTTGTACAAGCTGATTCAGAATGGTGCCGACAAGTGGCCTGGTGCCAAGACGATTGTGCGTAAGGATGGTCGCATGATTTCGCTGAAGCACGTGAATACGAAGGAGATCGTCCTGTACAACGGAGATGTGGTGAATCGTCATTTGCTGGATAATGACATTCTGCTCTTCAATCGTCAGCCGACGCTGCACAAGATGTCGATGATGGGTCATCGTGTCAAGGTGCTTCCATACAAGACGTTCCGCATGAACGTTCTTACGACTCGTCCCTACAATGCTGACTTTGATGGTGATAAACCCTCCTTATTCTAAGGAGAATCTTGTCGCCAACAGGTAGCCACCGCATATGTTGTGATTGCCACATATGGGGAGTAATGGTGTAAGCATCACGATTTGCATATTCCGCGCAAATATGCGAATGATATAACTACCTAGTGGAAAATTGATCGAATAAAAACATATTCTATTGCCAGAATGAATTCATTATTAGAAGATAACTCACAAGTGCTTGGTCATATTTACCTTATTACAAATACAAAGACAGAAAAGTCATATGTTGGACAAACACTTACTCACCGGAAAAATCGTGGAAAATACCGCCCATTTGGATATATGGGTCGCTTTCAGGACCATATCAGCGAAGCAATATGCAACACCAAGAAGAAACAGTGCACCTATTTGAATAATGCGATTCGAATGTATGGTAAGGAAGCGTTTCAGTGTAGTTTGTTGTTAACCTGTCCAAAGGAAGATCTGGATAAACAAGAGGAGCACTTCATCAAGGAGTACAAATCTCTCTATCCAGATGGGTATAATCTGACGCGTGGTGGAAAAGTGTTTAAACATATGGAAACCGATGTTGATAAAATATCTCCTCTGCCACCAAAGAAACGTGGTGGATGTACGAGTAGAAGTAAAGAAACTCGTGCAAAAATGACAGAACGATTGAAAGAAGTCATGGGTACTCAAGAAGCTAGAGAAGAGCAGATGAAAAGGAGTCAAAAGCAGCATAGTACTGTGAAGCTTTCAAAGTTCAAAGGCGTAGTAGTTGACATGGACAATATGGAACAATACCTTCGAGTAAGAAATAGTAAGGATGGTTCAAAGTTCATTAAACTTGTCATTGGAGATAAAACAACATCATTTACAGGTAAATATGAGACACTTGATGAAATAAAGAAAAAGGCAATTGAATTTATAAAAACGATCTATTCCGCAACGCTTCCAAACTGTTCGGGAAACCCCTAAAGCTTCCACTACCAAAGTATTTGCGAAAGCAAGTATCTGGCTCTAGAGAGATACTAGAGGTATGGTAAAAATGTTGAAGATAAGCCTTTGTGTAGGCAAAATGGGCAATCCGCAGCCAAGCTCCTACGTCCGTTATGATAAGGATAGGGAGAAGGTTCAGAGACTAAATGGTAGCGGGTCATATATGACGGTCTAATCCACCCGATATGGCTCAAGATATAGTCCGTCCCCTTTGGAAACTTAGGGGGTGTTCGGAGATGAACGCGCACTTGCCTCAGAGCTATGAGGCCATGGTAGAGCTAGAAGAAATTGCGGCGGTTCCGCACCACATTATTACGCCACGTCATGCGAAGCCGATGATTGGTGTGTACCAGGACACGCTGGTGGGTTCGTATCGTTTGACCCAGCCTGGCATTGAGTTTACTCGCCGTGAGTTCATGAACTTGATGATGTGGAACAAGCGATTTGACGGTGCGATGCCGACAATCCGTGGTGCGGATGGACGACAGCGTTGGACGGGTCAGCAAGTGCTGGGTGCTCTCCTTCCACCCATCAACATCGAGATGGGCAACAAGTCGTTTGACAAGGAGAAGGGCGATGACTCGAACTCGAACAACTATGTCCGCATCGAGCAGGGCGACATCAAGCAGGGTGTCGTAGATGGAGACATTTACATGAAGCCATCGAAGGGTATCATTCACGTTGCCTACAATGATCATGGATCAAAGGACACGGTGGATCTGCTGGATGCCCTTCAGAATACAGTAGAAAACTTCCTCGTGCTCAATGGATTCAGTGTCGGAATCAGCGATTTGATTGCCGATGAGGAGACCAAGAAGAAGATTGACAGTGATATTCAAGAAACAAAGAAGAAGGTAGAACAGCTGATTCTACAGGTCCACTTGGACTTGTTCGATAACAATACAGGAAAAACCAACCAGCAGGAGTTTGAGGATCAGATCTTTGGTATTCTCAACCAGGCGACAACGGATGCAGGTAAGACGGGTCAGCAGTCTCTGTCGAGTGAGAACCGCCTTCTTGCAATGGTCCGTTCGGGATCAAAGGGTGAGCCCTTGAACGTAGCTCAGATGATGGCGTGTCTGGGACAGACGGCGATTGAGGGTAAACGTGTTCCGTATGGATTTACGGATCGTACCTTGCCGCATTACAAGAAATACGATGACAGTTCGGAGGCGCGTGGATTCATTGAGTCCTCCTTCATTCGTGGTCTGACTCCGCAGCAGTTCTTCTTTCACGCCATGTCGGGTCGTGAGGGTCTGATTGATACCGCTGTAAAGACAGCCGATACAGGTTATATTCAGCGTCAGCTCATTAAGTCCATGGAGGATCTCACGGTCCAACATGACGGAACCGTTCGTGATGCAAACAACAATATCATCCAGTTCCACTATGGAGAAGATGGAATCAACCCTGTGAAGATTGAGATTCAGAGCTACCCGATTGGTAATCTGTCGCAGCAGGAGATCCGCAGCGAGTTTGGCATGGAGAATGTGGATTGGAGCACGGTCTTGCAGGATGGAATCATTCGTGAGAACGACGCGGCTCTTATTACAGAGTTCAAGGAACAGGTGGAGTATGATCAGCGTATGATGGTGGAGGGCGTGTTTCAGAAGAAGTCGTTGGACAGCGGCAGTGTGTTTGCCCCCGTGAATCTGGCACGTTGGATTCTGAACATCAAGAATCGATTTGGTCTGAAGAAGGACGAGAAGACGGATTTGACCCCCTCGATGGTATTGAATGGAATCAAGAAGATCATTGAGCGTACTCACAATTACCACAAGATCTGGTGTGCATTGTTGCGATTCCACTTGGCTCCGCATAAGCTGATTATCAAGGAGCGATTTACGAAGAATGCGTTTGAAGTACTGATGGAGCTCATCGTGGTGACGCACATGAAGTCATGGGTACAGCCTGGTGATCAGGTGGGTATCGTGGCGGCACAGTCGATTGGTGAACCAGCTACGCAGATGACGCTGAATACCTTTCACCAAGCAGGTGTAGCTTCCAAGTCAGCGGTGACCCGAGGTGTTCCTCGTCTTCGTGAGTTGCTCAAGGTGACTCAGAATCCAAAGGCGAGTTCTCTGACGATTTACTTGAAGCCAGAGTACCGCAACAGCAAGGATAAGGCCCGTGAGGTTGTGCAGGATTTGGAGCTGACGGTCCTTCGAAACATAACAGACAAGGTGGCGATCTACTGGGATGAGAAGGATGAGGAGACGATTGTAGAGGAGGACAAGGAGCTGATGAAGTTCTTCCAGGAGTTCGAGGCGGGTCTCCTATCGGATGCTAGACAGCAGGATCAGGAGCAGTCCAAATGGGTTCTGCGTGTCGAGTTGAATCGCGAGGAGATGTTCAATCGCAATATTTCAATCCAGGACGTGGTCTATGTTATCAAGACGCAATTCAACAACGACATCAACATTGTCTACAGCGACTACAATTCGGACAACCTCGTTATGCGTATTCGTGTTCCAGAAAACAAGGACAAGGACACGGCTTCGCAGATGGATAACCTGACGAACCTTAAGAAGTTCCAGAACAAGTTGCTCAACAGCATTGTCATTCGTGGCCTTCCTGGAATCAAGGCGGTAACCTTCCGCAACGACAAGCAGTATGTCGAGAAGGTGGAGGGCAAGTATCAGCAGGTGGAGCAGTTTGTTCTCGACACGGATGGATCGAACTTTATCAAGGTCATGAATCATCCAGCTGTGGATGGAACCAAGTTGTATTCGACCAACGTGTGGGACATCTATGAGGTACTGGGCATTGAGGCGACTCGTGCGGTTCTCTTTAACGAAATAAACGGTCTATTCGAAAGCGTGGGTGTGAACTACCGACACCTGTGTTTGCTCTGCGATGTCATGACGCGGTTTGGTCGTTTGATGTCGATCGATCGTTATGGCATCAACAAGAACGACATTGGTACGTTGGCGAAGGCATCCTTTGAGGAGACGGAGAAGATCTTGTTGAAGGCGGCGTTGTTTGGTGAGGTGGATCCTGTGACGGGTGTATCGGCGAACATTATGATGGGTCAGGCGATTCGTGGTGGAACCGCGTTCTCGCAGATTCTCATGGATGACCAGATGCTTCCTGATCTTCTTTCGGCGATTGATGTGGAGAAGAATCGCTTGGAGGATGAGGCGGAGGGTGATCTGAGTGAGATGAATGATCCAAGCACGCGAATCATGGATGCCTGCTCGGATACGAACTTTCAGATGGGCATGGTTATGCCCAATCCCAAGGCATTGTTGGAGGATGAACCGGATATTGAAATGAACATTGTATAAGTATCATCTAAAGATATGATTCGATTAGTATCGTATGGAATCGTATCAATTGGCAGATCGGATACGATGGTGTTCTCGGACGTTGATTCCGCCGTCAAATACCTTTCAAATGGAATCAAACACACATGAGCATCAATGCACAGAAGAAGAAGCTGCCCTACATGCGTGTCGAAATCGCATCTGTTATTATGAACAAGAGATAACGAATGGTAGAAACTGGGAATACTATAAAAAAGTGGTGAATCCGTATGAATTGGTGTATACTCAGAAGAAATATCATAATTTTCCCGATTCACTATGTTTTTTAAAGCCATTGTCGCGTTCGTATTTCAAGATGATCGAAATGTTGGATTTGATCCAATTTTTTGCCATGTTCCCAGGGGAAAACATACGTGTGGCCCATGTATGTGAGGGTCCTGGTGGATTTATTGAGGCGATCTTTGATGAAGCAAGTCATAAACAACGCAGTATTCATAATTGCATTGCGATGACACTCAAATCGAAGCGTACCAACATTCCAGGATGGAGACGTGCATCGTATTTTCTACAAAAAAACAAGAACATTAAAATCCTATTTGGTGAAGATGATACAGGTGATATTATGAAACCTGAAAATCAGCAGTATTTTATTGATCATACCACGACAGCAGAATATGGCGGAAAGTGTCATTTGTTCACAGCGGATGGTGGATTTGATTTTTCGTGTGATTACATGAAACAAGAGCAAATGGTATTTCCTTTACTATTAGCATCGACCAAGATAGGCTTAGAGATATTGAAGCCTGGTGGAGTATTTATTTTGAAGATGTTCGATTGTTATCAAACCTCCACCATGGATCTGTTGTATTTTCTATCGGGGCATTTTGAGGAATGGGTGCTTTATAAGCCGAACATGAGTCGTCCATGTAATCCAGAGCACTACTTTATTGGAAAAGGGTTTACAGGATGCTCAGAAGAAGAGTTAGACATGCTTCGACTATGGTGTAGCATGGTAGAGAATCAGCAGCCGCTTGATTCGTTATTTCATACAAAGAATCGAGATGAATTCAATCGTATTATTCAGGAATTACGTGGAAAATCGTTTCGAACACAAACACAGTATTTGGAAAGAGTGTTTGAATTGATTAAGAGAAACGACGATGAATTGATTATGAATCATATTCAACAAAATGAAAGAAGTAGTTATGAATGGTGTGTTCGTTTTAACGTCCCGATGTACCCCCAGAGGCGCCGTTTAATTGAGGAGAAACAAACTGATCAACCAGTTTCTTCCCCACGATGACGGAAGCCTGATGCTGAGAAAGATTGCCTTGGCCGATGCGATCTAGCATGGAGAGCATGGTTTGAATGGGTGATAAATCTTGTTTATTAATGATTTTCTTGAATAATTCTGGGTATTGTTCAATAAATTCAGGAACACGATCGCGAATGGACTGTTCCGAGTCTCCTTTTGCCATCCATTTTGCAATGTCCTGGAGCATGGTACGAATGAACTTAGCGCGTTCCTTGGGTTGGTAATCCAACGGGCGGGCTTCCGCTTCCGCGGTGGCTTCTTCCATGCTTTGACGTTGAACGGGTGGTAGTTGTTTGGACATGTCTGAAAGAGAAGAGGAAAAACCTTTTTATGTTATCTCGCACTAGAAAGAATGTCGGATGATTCATTGGCATTGTTGCAGCGTAAACAGGTTGCACCCTTACCAATTGGTCCCGGAGGGAAGAATGCCACGAAACAGCAAATGAATGCTACAAATACTCAGCTGACCATGTTATCGGCACAGGCAACGGCGAATACGATGTTTGATCCTCCTACGCCTCAGCCCGTTAGTAAACAGGTTGTTTCTGGTTTTTGCTCGGGTCCTGACACCACTGTTCCAGAATTGCTCGTTATGGTTGGGATTGTAATGATTGTGTATGGTGCTCTCGCAAAATAGAGTTCTCTTCAAATAGATGTCGAAGGAAGTTCCCTTTCCAGAAGTACCTAATCCTAATCCGCATTGGGACAGCCAAGCGATAGAAAGCGAAACAGACAGCGACGATGATCAAAAGAACGATACACCATTGAAGGGGGTGGATCCAAAATTTAGAAAGAGTCTGGTCGATATCAAAAATGCGTTATATGATTCTACGGTCTATTCCAAAAAAGAGGGAACACCGGAATCACATGATATGAAATTGCTTCAGGATTACATAGGACAACTCAATCATTTATATATGATTTCGGTGGATGCACAAAAGATTGTTAACAATGTGAATGACGATTCACAATTGGATGTCTTTCCAGCGGAACTACGTAGTACGATAAAAGGAATATTGGTTTGGACATCAGAGTTCTTTAAAAAGAATGGAAGAGAGGATACACAGCCTTATAGTCGAGTAATAGAAGAGGTACTTCATGAAGATCCATATGTTCAGCACTAAAATCCGAATAGGAGATAGATATGTCTTCACCGACAAATTGTCCAACGGGTTATAAACTACGAAAGAGCTATACGCGTAAATTTCGTAATAGCATTGTATCGACAGGATACACGGTTCGTCGTAAAGGAAAATTGTATACGGCCAAGCCAAAAACAGGTGCTGTTCATGTTCCTGCGAAATGCATTAAAAATCGTACGGTAAAGGGTCCCACCGTATTTGGAAAACTCCGGAAAGGTGATTTAATCAAATATGGATATCAGTATCGTTTGGCCGATCGTTTGCGTCATGGTGCATTGGAGAAGGCGATCAAACACTATGGAGCACTTTCCGTCTATCATAAACTCGACGCGGTTGCGAAGCTGACCAAGCATACCGCCCCCGATGCAAGTGCCATCTTTTCAAAGGACAGAGAGTGGGTTCGTGCACAATTATAATAAGAGAACTGTTTCTCGTATCTTGTTGTATTCTATTTTGTATAGCATGCAACAAGAGTTAAAAACGCATATCTTGGTTGTAAAGGTTCAGTAGAGAGGATGTCGTCAAATCCAAAAAAAGGGGTCATAACCGACGATCTTTCAAAGAAAACTGGAAAGAATATATTAAATGAACTTTCAAAACCATGGGAGAAATCAAATACAACTACAAGCTTACCGGCACAAGCTCCTATGCCAGCCACACTTCCCATCCCTTCTCCTATGCCCGCCACACTAGCTCCATCCGATGGTCCATCGGTGAATACATCATCAAATCCTATGCCTGCGGTCATAGGTGCGATTGCAACAACAATAACATCTACAAAAGAATCACCCGAATTGTGGTCGTTTAAGAATGCCCTACTCTTTATCATTCTTGTCGTTGTATGTATTTATACGATTGCGTTTGGTATGAGTACATGGCTTGATATTGAAAATACGAAAAAAGACTGGGCGAATCAACGATGCAGTCCGACGATCATGCCTTTTGCGAGTTATTTTGGAGTGAACACCAAAGATAATTTTGAGTTTTGCATGGGTAAGATCTTTCAAACACATTCGAGTGGATATTTGGGCTCCATTGGATCCATGTTTTCGCAGTTTACCACTCTTCTTACATCGATCTTTGATTCCATCAGTTCCTTACGAAATGTAGTTGCATCATTGGGTGGTGGTATCAATGTTATTTTCCAGGAATTTACGGATCGTATAACAAATTTCTTCTTTCAAATTCGCCTAACAGCAATTCATATTAAGAACTTGATGGGAAGATTGTATGCGATGTTGTTTTCGGTCATGTACATGGGAATGACAGGAATAACGGGAATGACCAGTTTTACGAATACCTATTTGTTTTCTTTCTTGGATACGTTCTGTTTTCCAGGAGAAACGGAGATGATTGTAAAACGAGGAGACTATTCGAAGCGTATTCCGATTCAAGAGGTCAAGATTGGAGATATTCTTGTGCTCGATGGTAGCCGTGTTACCTCGACATTTGAGTTTTATGCAAAGGGTCAAGAAATGGTTAAATTGGGTACAACCGTTGTGAGTACTAATCACTATGTCATGTATAATGGATCCCATATTTATGCAGGAGACCATCCATCCGCCATTCGTCTCGGTCCATGGAATTCCGATGCACACCTGTACTGTCTTAATACATCTAAACATACCATTCCAATCGAATACCTAACCTTTTTGGATTATGATGAGACTTCAGAGGGTGATGAAGAAACTCTTCGATGGGTGGAAGGAAAAATCAATGGAAAGAAAAGCGTAGGTAAATCATATTCTTATGCCGATGCTTGCTTTGCAATGAATGAAGAGGCAAAGATTAAAACCAAAAATGGCTTGGTGGCGGCAAAGGATATTAAGATTGGAGATAAGCTCTCGACGGGATCGGAAGTGGTGGGCCTGATTCGTCGCGAAACGAGTGAAATCTGTACGCTATCCAACGGTGTTCAAATGACACCTGCTACTTTATACTGGGACAAGGAAACTGAACAATGGAAGCGTATGGGAGAACATCATGCCTATACCACGGAGCAAAAGAAAGAAATGGTGTCGTTCGTGGTGGTTCCGAATTCACAAATCGAACTGGAAGATGGTTTGATCATACGTGATTATATGGAGGTATGTTCTCCGGATTCTAAAATGCATTATACGGCCATTTTTGATTCCAAGCGTACATGATTTTTATAAAGGATGAATCTCTCTCATTCTAAAAGATGGAGGATAAATGGCCATTTATGCTCATAACCTTTGGCCTCTTATTTGCCCTAGGTCTTACGATTGCCAATTTGGAGCGGACCACTGTAATGAATGAGTGGACGGAACGAAGATGTGAACTACCGATCATAGCAGCGGCTGCATTTTTTAAACCTGATTCCGATCCGCGAACATCGAGTGCATTTGCATCAGATAATTTTACATTTTGTCTCCAATCAACGGTTGAAAAATTTATTACATTGTTCATGGCTCCGATTAATTCACTATTTGGAAAACAAGTTGGCCTAACGGGAGATGCGATGAACATGATTGGAACAGTACGCAATCTTGCACAAAATATGTACAATGCTTTTCTGTCATATATGGATGTCTACTTTAAAAAATTCAATCGATCGGTATTTGAAATGAGTCGAATCACGCAGCATCTTCGAATGGCAATGGATCGTGCGAACGCGTTTGCGGTATCTATGATCTATATTGGTGCCTCGATGTTTCGAGGTATCATCAATTCGATTCAGTTTATGATCAAGGTCATTTTGATTATTTGCGGTATCATGCTTGCGATTATTATCATCTTGTTTTTCGTATTATTTCCGATCATGCCGCTTATCTTGGCGACACTTGCAGCCATTATTAGTGCAGTCATGGTATTTGCTGGTATTTTATCTAGTTCGATTTCGGCCGATGCGAATGATAAAATGGGTGGACTCTGTTTTGCAGAGGGAACCCTGGTGCAAACCATCAATGCAAAGGGTGAGATGCATGCCGTTCCTGTAGAAAAGATTCGTAATGGAGATCAATTGGCAGATGGTTGTGGAACGATAACGGCAATCATTCGAATGAAGGGAGATGATATTGATCTACGAAATCTACATGGAATTTACGTATCTGGATCCCATGTGGTAAAAGGAACGGATGGGCAATGGAAATCGGTTGCGGATGATGAACGGGCGATTCCAACCAAACATCGGTCTCCCATCATTTATTGTTTCAATACGTCATCCAACAATCTTCCAATTATTTCAGCGGACGGTTCTACTATTATGTTTCGTGATTGGGAGGAACTTTCATATGATGATGAAAAGGGCCAATATATATGGAATTACCTTGTTTCTAAGATGCTTCATACGAACATGAAATATACAGAGTGGAAAGATAACATCCGACCTCACTGTGAGGATGCCCTAATGGGTCGAAATGTACTGGTCAAAACGAACAAGGGTTGGATTCCTATTTCCGAGATTGAGTTTGGACAAGTATTGGATCGAAACGGAAAGATACAGGAAGTACTGGGATGTATTAAGGAGCACGTCTATCAAGCAGAGGACAAGGACGGCTTATGGTATACTGAGCGATATGAAGATGACAAAGGAACATGGAAAAAGAGTAAAAATACGGTTCCCACTGGATCTCATACCATCGACGGTTTCGCATTGATAACAAAATCAGGAGAATACATTATTTGGGATGACAAAGAGAAAAAGGAGAAGATTATACGAGACTTTACGGAGGTTGGCTATGAAGAGATACACAAGACGTATGCCTTTTTGGAAGCTCGACTCCGGATGACCGATCAGATTTAACGCGTACTAAGTAGAATGAAAACCGCATTTCTTATAACCGGATTATTGCTATTGCTGGTCGCTAACTTGCTCATGGTTTACTCCAAGGGTGATTCGGGCGAAGGATTTATGAACTATTACCTGCAAAATGCGGGTGCATCGGGTCTGGGTAAGAACAAGATGGAGCCAATCGGCGCATTTGACGGTGTTCGTGTTTCACCCAATGGAAGCTCGTGGCGTGGATCTGCCCCTAACAAGGCTCTTGTAGGCCCTGCCTTTGAGGTTGGCCCAGACAGCCTCTTTATGTTTAAGAACAATGACGTGAAGCCCGAGTGCTGCCCATCATCGTATAGCAGCGATATGGGTTGCGTGTGCAGCACGCCTCAGCAGAGAGATTACATCAATCAGCGAGGAGGAAATCGTACGGTAGAAGACGGAGTTTAATCGCCTTTTCAGTTTTTACATGATGATACTAATTTATAAAAGATTAGTATAATCATTCGTTTCATCTAATAGAATGAATGCCAATAAGATGTTCAAGCTTCCTAATAACACCGGTCCGAAGCCAAATACGTCATTAAAGGTGAATCGTCCATCGAACAATGTTCCTTTTAATACGTCATCTTTTGTGAATGCAACGGATGCCGTGAGCAACGCAGCAAACAATGCCGCCAAATCGGTAGTGAATACCGCGAATCAGGTTGTCAACAAGGCCAACGATGCGATCAACACCGCGAATGAGGCAATCAATAATGCAGCCAACAAGGCAAAGGATATGGGATCAAGTATGATGTCTTTCTTACCAGAGCCAGTTGTCGATTCCATGAACTCTTCCCTTGAAAGCAATACATCTCCTTTCATATCGATCCCGGTTATTATCGGTCTCGGTGTCCTGATTATCCTCTTTATCATCGTTGCCATGTTTCGTAATCAGATTGCTTTGGCGTTTGAAACAGCCTGGCGTAAGATTCGTGATTATTTCTACCCACCGGCACCTGTTATTCTACCACCCAATCCCTCTGTGTTTCCCGAGAATAAGCCAATTGACCAAGGAGCTGTTTCACAGATGATACCCGGCAAGAAAGAAGTATTCAACATCGCCCAAGACAAATACACCTATACGGATGCGGAACCTCTGTGCAAGGCATTTGGTGCGGAACTAGCTACGTACGATCAGGTAAAGGAGGCCTGGAACAAAGGTGCTGACTGGTGCAATTATGGATGGATTAAGGGTCAATCTGCCGTGTTCCCTACTCAGCAGCAGACATATGATAAATTACAGGCTGGACCCGAGGAGGAACGAATGGCATGTGGAACACCCGGTGTAAACGGAGGTTATTTCGATAATCCCGAGCTCCGCATGGGTGTGAATTGCTATGGAACGAAGCCAGGCGAGAATGACATTTCTAAGCGTCATACCATGTCTAACAGCGGAAATGCGACAGAGGGTGGTCTAGCATATGATCGTAAAGTGCAGAATTATAAGAATGAGGCATCTAATATTCCGATCAACCCCTACACGGCTGGACGCTGGTCATCGTAAGTCTTATAGAAGCTTGTTAATTCCTCCTTGCGGTTGAGCACCTTGTGTCCCGCCTTGCGGCGGGGTCATGCCACTTTGCTTTAGAACTTTATACGTAGAATATCCTCGATTGGAGCGGATAAAAGTCATGATTTCCATGGTTTCATCTTTTCCACCCCGTTGCATAAAGTATCCGTGGAGTAATTCTTCCACTTTGGAAAGGGATAGTTGATTGGGCTCTCTCTTGTCGGCGACATTGATTCTGCCGTTATTAATTTGAATGGTTGCTTTCTCCATACCATTTTGTTGAAGAAGAGCAATGATCTGTTTTTCGTAATCATCTCTGATTTTTCGTACAGCTCCGAATTGTTTGAAAAACGAGGACGCCATATTCCCGTAATGGAGCCAATATCGTACATAGGTAGCAATACCGGGATCCGCCATCTTGCTATCCATAGGAATGGTAAAATCTTCTTAGGTCTATACGCTAAAAGGCATGTTTGCAAGCTGGACAGAATCCACTGGGTGTTCGATTCATCAGTAATAGTACAAACGTTAGTACAACAAACAATAAGATGGCACAAAAGATGCAAAGTGCAATAATAAGATAAGGAAAGGATCGTTGCAGGATAAATTGTAAAAACGGTTCAATGACCAATTGTTGAATGTAATTTTTGGTATCGGAGTTTGAAAGAGATACGGCAAACTGATCAATTCGTCCTTTTAACATATGAACGAATCGCTCATTATCTTTTGTCCGATCTACCGGCATTTTGATAGCTGTGGTGAAATTATCCGATCTCTTCTAATCGCTGTGGACAGAGACATGCCGACCTTTCTCGCGCCTCAACACTCTAAACTGAAGAATGCGACTACGGGAGCGACCGAAGTATGCTATACGTTTTCTATAACCGATACGGAGTCGGAGAAGAAATTATCGCTCATGGTGGAGGAGGCATCGGACATCTCCGTCGAATCATTGGAACGTGTAATTCTGGAGAGCAAAGACTGGTGGAGCCAATGGCTTACGGAGTTCTTAACGGCATCCGCTAAATACTTTTCTAAGCCCTATACGGTACAACAAATTCAGAAAATCACAAAACATAACCTTGAAGGTACTTTACCGACACTATTTCCGGCATCTGTCTTATTCGTTCCTGAGACCATTCAGATTCGAGGGGGTATCTTTTGGGTGAACTGGTCGTATGTTGCCACACCGGCACGTATCGATATTCCGGATTTAGATGTTCAGGAAGAGTCTCTTCCGGTTTTGGAAGATCGTGGAATGGAAGAAGCGAGTATAGATGATGTTCTCTCCGCAGACGCTACGGAAGAATTGGAAATCGAGTCACCTGCTAAATTCTATGACAAGCAGAAAGCCAAGGAGGCACGTCTAAAAGCCAAGATTGCACTTTATAAGGCACAGCATCAAATCGCCAAATATTATGAAAAGTACGGTACGGAGATCTCGGATTCCGATTCTGAATCTGAATCCGATGAAGAATACGAAGAGGAGGAAGTTCAACTTTGAACAAGATTTGATAAATTTATGCCCTCTATCTTTTATAGAAAGTAATGGCAGGTATAGACATGGAGAAGGTCATCTTATTTGCTCTCGTCGTATTGGTGGTCGTATTCATCGCTTATCAATATAATCCATATATGTTTTCATCGTTACACTTCCTCGAAGGCTTTGCTGATGAGAAGGCTGACAAGGCCGCCAAGGAGAAGGCCGACAAAGAGAAGGCTGACAAAGCTGCCAAGGATGCCAAGGATAAGGCTGATAAGGAAGCGAAGGAGAAGGCTACTAAGAAGGGATTTCAGAACGAGAAGTTCGAGGACAAGAAGAAGGACGTGAAGGGCTTTGAGGATATGAAGAAGGAGAAGTTTGAGGGTGAGGGCTTTGCGGACCTCAGTGCTTATGAGGGCCCGGCTCAGTTCGGCTCTGCCGAGCAGCCAGCGGGTTGCTACCCTCGTGATCAGCTGACTCCATCCGAGCTCCTCCCCAAGGACAACGCGAGCGTTTGGTCTGAGCAGAACCCAATGGGCCCAGGCTCATTGAAGGGCAAGAACTTCCTGAGCGCGGGTGCCCTGATTGGCGTCAACACCGTCGGCCAGAGCATGCGCAACGCGAACCTCCAGGTTCGTTCCGAGCCACCAAACCCACAGGTTGCGGTGAGCATCTTTAACCAGTCCACCATCTCTCCGGACTTTAGCCACCGCAGCTTTGAGGTAGGCGCTTAATTTATCCATTGCACATATAGTAATGGCGACTCTTTTCGATCGTCTTTTAGAAATCGACATGATTCACGTAATTGCATTGGTACTCTTTGTCGTCGTTGTCTATCTTATCATGACTCGCCCATATGGATTTGGTATGTTGGAGGGATTTAATGATGGATGGAACTTGAGTTCTTCCACTTCCTTGGAGAATTCGCATGGTTCGGCTCCAGCGGGAGTGAACGCTTTGCCTGGAAAGGATCAGCATGATCAGAATGCACACGCCCCTCATGTGAATCGCGTAAACCAGATCAATCCACAGGGTACACATCCAGAATTGAAGAAACAGCCAGGATTTTCATATTAATATCGCTTATTTTACGTTATTTCATCTTTGCATATTATGATAGGATGAAATGACACCATTGTTATGTTTTACTAGCACTTTCTTTGCTACAAATGTTATCGTTGGACTCTACCTAGGATATAATGTATACGCATTGCTGTTTTTTATTCTGATGTGCACATCGTTAATCAATCATTCTACGTATCATCCGACGATACATACAATTGATCGAATGGCGATCATATCCGTCGGCATCTATGGAGCATACATGATGTATCAAAAACAGATGTGGGATTTATATTTTTCTAATGCATTAATCGTCTTCTCTTTTCTATTCTGCGTGGTCATGTATGAATACGGAGGACGTGTCCAACAATTCTGTTTTGATCCCAACCCATTTGTGTCTCTGTTCTATCATGCATGTATGCATTTATTTGGATCGGTAAGTCATCATTTTATCATGTTAGGATAACCCATTCACTTTATGGAATCCTAGTAGAATGTCGATCTTCAGTGCGGCATCCAAGCTTTTTCAATCGATTGTTGGAGGAGGGAACTTTCCGATAACGAATGTGGTCTCCAATGTGGATGGAAAAACGTACAAAGTCCGTGATATGCCTGATAAGCAAAAGGCGGCCGATTTGATGGCAACACTTCGAATTCGTTTAGGAAAACTGTGCAATGCATTGGAGAAGAAGTACCCAGACAAACCCCAAGTGAAACAAATGGTGCAGAATTTTCGAGCGGATCCTGCTCGATTCATCGAGGCAACCCCTGAATCAGAACACACCTCCTCTACGGTAAACAAGGGAGAGATCATTAACATGTGCCTGAGACAACGCGATGGCCCGGATGAAAGTCTAGTCGATGAGAATGTTATGATGTTTGTCGCACTTCATGAATTTGCCCATGTCTGCACCGATTCGATTGGCCATGATTCCACGTTCTGGAACAACTTTGGATGGTTGTTAAAG